TTAATCGAAAATAAGTTCAGCTAATATAACTTCCTCCGCCTGCGCTTTCAGCGTGTTCATCAGCCCCACCCAACGCATGGGGTCACGGGCTTTCAGTTCCTCGATGACGCCCGCCGCCTCCATCATGCGGGGCAGCATGGCGTCCATCCGTTCACGCGCCGCCCGGTCAATCTCCAACAGGTGCGGGTACAGCTTTTCGCCCAAAATAAAGCTGCTGTAAAGACCGGGCCGGTGTTCCTTCATGTAGCGTTGACGTCAACAACCTTTAAACCTGTATCTCCGTCCCATCCTTAAAGGTCACTCGGATGTCCTTCTCGCTGTACACCGTTACGAAATCCACCAAACTCGACCACAGCCGTTCATCAAACTGCGTGACCGGCTCCTGCACCTCCACCGTATGGAGGAACTGCTCCAAAAGTTTTTTCCGGTCGGCTTTATCTGCAACCGCCTGGGTGACTTCATCGAACTGTGCCTTGACCGCTTCATAACGGCTGACCAATCCGTTGTAACGCTGCGTGTACTCATCCTGGTCAAGGGCAATTCGGGCATTCTCCGTAACACACCGCTCCACCAGTCCAACCACAACCTCCAACTCTTCCTTCAGTTGCGTCTGCCGTTTTTCCAGTTCCGTGCTGTCGCACAGCATGGCGATAACCATCTGCACATTGGCAGATAATTCTTCCTTCTCGGAGAGCAGGATGTTGACTGCTCGGACAAATGCGTCCTTGACCTGATCTTCCGTGACATGGGGCGTACTGCAGGGCTTTCCGCCTTTGTACTTGTGATTGCACTGGTAGATGACCCTGCGGTATTTATCTGTGGAGTGCCATACCTTCGAGCCGTACCAGCAGCCGCATTCGCCGCATTTGATTTTGGAGGAAAACATACTCACGCCGCTGTAGCGGTGCTTATCCTTCGTCCTCCTTGCCATCTCTGCTTGAACATAGTCGAAAGTGGCAGGGTCGATGATGGCTTCGTGGTTGCCCTCCACATAGTACTGTGGAACCTCTCCCTCGTTCTTTTTCGTTTTCTTCTGGAGAAAGTCCACCGTGAACTCCTTCTGCAGGAGAGCATCGCCTTTGTATTTCTCATTGGTGAGGATGCTGCGGACAGTGCTTTGGCTCCAGACCGCCTTTCCGCCCGGAGTCGGCAGTTTCCGATCCGTCAGTTCCTTTGCGATGGCGTGGCAGGTCAGCCCGTCCAGAAACAGCTTGTAAATCAGCTTGACCGTCTTTGCCTGTTCCTGGTTGACCACAAAGCCGCCGTTTGGCCCTCGGTCATAGCCAAGGAACCGCTTGTAAGCCACGCTCGCTTTGCCGTCTGCGAACCGTTTCCGTTGGCCCCAGGTGGTGTTCTCCGAAATGCTCCGGCTCTCCTCTTGGGCAAGGCTGGACATGATGGTGATGAGCAGTTCGCCCTTGGCGTCCAGTGTCCAGATGTTTTCCTTTTCAAAGTAAATCTCCACGCCCTTTTCCTTCAGCATCCGCACAGTGGTCAGGCTGTCCACTGTATTTCTGGCAAACCGGCTGACACTTTTTGTTACTATGAGATCGATCTTTCCGGCAAGGGCATCCGCCACCATCGCCTTGAAACCCTCGCGCCGCTTGGTGTTGGTTGCGGAGATTCCTTCATCCGTATAGATGGCGACAAACTCCCAATCGTCCCGCCCCTTGATGTAATTCGTGTAATAGTCCACCTGCGCTTCGTAGCTGGTGACCTGGTCTTCGTGGTCGGTGGAGACGCGGGCATAACCGGCGACACGGCGTTTCCGCTTGCTGCCAATAGGAACGGCAGTATATTTGGTGATGGTCGCCGGGATCGCCGTTACTTTTCTCTGCGCCATTTGTCTCCACGCTCCTTCCGTAATTGCTTCATGTGTTCGCTCATCTGCCGGCGCCGCTCTGGCGTATAGGCGCCCTTAATGGATTCCTTAAATTTTGCCCTCTGCTCCTCAGTCCAAGGCCGCCCCACACGTTCCGGCGGCTGCCAGTTGCGGCTTACGGTTCTGCCATCCTTAAAACAGAAGCGGAGTTCTGAAGAGGAAAGCACCTCAACTCGATCGATCTTCTCACGAAAAGCGGCGGCGTCAAACGCATCCAGCCCAAGCACCTCTGATGCCATCTGTTCCAACAAATCTTCCCGTAGGCTGGGAGCATCGCAACCGTTATGCTCTGCGCACCGCCAGTGGCTGACCTTGCTGCCATCTTTGCAGTTCCGCGTTGCTTTGCGAAAATTACAGCCGCAGGATACGCACTTTATCTGCCCCGTGAAGCAGGATGCACCGATGGGATTCGTGCCGTTTTTGCGCCGTTTCGCGGACACTTCAGCACGCCGCTCTGGCGTCCAGCAGTCCCGATGCCCTGTGTTCGGACAAGCCTTTGTTACCACACGGCCATCCGCCATATGAAACTCCAGCGTATAGCGTTCTGGCACATCGATATGGTCCACCTTTTCCAAAAAGATGGCTTCATCAAATTCATCAAGCCCCAGAACTTCCGTACAGACTTTAACCATGTTTTTGTGGTTGATGGTGCCGCCCACAGGACAGCCGGTTCCTTTCTTCTTTTTCTTCTTACTGCCACAGTTCCAGAACTCCATATCGCCACGGTCTGTCCGCTTGTTGTGCATATAGCTCTGACCGCAGTATGGGCATTTGATTTTTCCTGTAAAGCAGGAAGTGTTCAGGCTCTTATTTGCCAGTGCGCCAAGCTCCCTGCGCCTTGCCATCTCCTCCTGCACAAAGTCAAAAGTGGCCTTGTCGATAATGGCAGGATGGGTGTCCTCCACATAGTACTGGGGAAGTTCCCCTCGGTTCTTTTTCCGCTGCTTGGAGATAGGGTCGGAGATAAACTCCTTTTGCAGGAGCAGGTTTCCTGTGTAGGTCATATTGGTCAGCACCACCTTGATGTTGGAATCCCCCCAGCGGCAGCCGTCCCTGGTTGTGATGCCCTCGTCGGCAAGCTCCCGCTCGGTTTCCAGCCTGGATTTCCCGTCCAGGAAGTTCCGAAAGATTCTCTTTACAACCTCCGCTTCCTCTGGCACGATGACCAGTTCATCGCCCTCCCATCGATAACCGTAGATGCGGAAGTGGCCGTTGGGGATGCCGTTCTGCATCCGCTTTCGGATGCCCCATTTTACATTGTCGGAAATGCTGCGGCTCTCCTCCTGGGCAAAGGATGCCAGGATTGTTAGCATCAGTTCGCCGTCCCCGTCCATCGAGCGAATGCGCTCCTTCTCGAACCGTACCTCAACACCCAAGTCCTTCAAATGCCGCACCGTTTCCAAGAGGTCCACCGTGTTCCTGGCAAACCGTGAGATGCTCTTTGTCAGGATGATGTCGATTTTGCCAGCCTCGCAGTCGGCAAGCATCCGCTTGAACTCATCGCGTTTTACTGTGTTGGTGCCGGAAATAAAATCGTCTGCGTAAACCCCGGCATACTCCCAGTCCGGGTTCTTCTGGATCAACCCGCTGTAATAACTCACCTGCGCGGAAAGGGAGTGGAGCATCCGTTCCGACTGCATGGACACTCTGGCGTAAGCGGCTACCTTCTTCTTTTCCCGGATGGCGGGTACAGCCGCTTCGATTTTTCTTAAATTCGGCATGAAATCACGCTCCTTTCCGCTACTATACATCACTCTAAAAGGCTGTAAAGTCAACAGATTTCAGAGAATAATGTGCCGAAAAGAGGGCGGTATTTTGCCAGGAACATTGTATCAATCTGACGGTACTCTTCCTCGGTGATAAGCCCCTCCGCAAGCATCTTTCTGACCATGCTCATGGTCGCCTGGTAGAGCTTTTCCTGTCTCATCTGCTCCTTACTCATCCGCGTCACCTCCGAACCGGTGCCGGATGTAGCATGCATGGCTGCAGTACTTCCTCGCCGCCTGTCCATAGACAGAAAAAGTCTTACCGCAGCCGGCACAGGTGACCTCCCGTATCGCCCTGCGGTCAACCTTATCAAGGTGGGCGTTCCACCATTTGTTCCTGCACTTGTCAGAGCAGAACTTCTTTTCCTTTCGGCAGGCATTCTGTGCTACAGGCGCTCCGCAGCAAAGGCACCGATGCTCGTCTGCGCCGGTGACCGTCAGCTTATCCTCCTTCTGTGCATTCCGGCGGCAGAAGGATTTTACTGTATTTTCTGAGATCCCGACTTTCCGGGCGATTGTGCCGTAGCCCATGCCATGCGCCCGGAGAGCGGACACGATTATTCTCTGTTCATTCGTCACCGCTGTCCCTCCAATCTGTAACCTTCTACCTCTGAAAGGACAGAAGCCGGGGATTTCAGCGGATAAAAAAAGACCCGTGCGCAGCCGACCATAGAGAGCCGATTGTACACGGGTTTTCTTGTTTCCTTATTCGGTTTTCACTGCATAGTCCAGAGAAATCCAGCCAGCGCCGGACTTCAGCCGTCCCCAGCCAGCAGTGGAACCTTGGCCGGACTGGACCTCCACGATAGTAAACACGCCCTTGCCGGTAAACTTCCCGGTCTTGGCATAGTCCGTCCCTGGCCCCTTACGGATGTTCAGGTCGGAGATGCTGACCTTGACGGTAAACGGCACATCCGATGCCGTCTGCGTTGATGTGTTCGGTGTATAGATGTTTACACCGTTATTATCGAACACGCGATATCCCGGATTGGCATCAGCGCACTTCTTGGCATTAGAGAGGATTTTGTATGCGCCTTTCTGCGATTTGCTGTCAGACCATGCCTTGCGGACACGATAATAGCCCGCTGTCAGCTTTTCGGGATACTCAGTCTCTGTGTCCCCGGATGCCCCGCCGCCAAGCTGTGCTGTGACCTTTACGGCAAGATCACCCATCCTGGCATACATCCAACTGCCCGGACAGGACTTATTGGCAAACCAGCGATGGACGGTCAGCACCATCTCATCAGACTTCGGTTCATAACTGAGCGTCTTGTCTTTATCACCCAGCCAGAGGAGCTTTTTCTTGCCGTTTCGCTTGCAGATATCCACGCAAAGAGTAATCAGCTTCTGATAGACCACATCCTTAAACGCATACGGCTCCGTGGTGTCAGACGCGCACTCGATAGTGACCGCCCGCTGGTCGTTGGCGCTGGAGGAGGAACACCAGGAACGGTTTTTCTCCTCCACATACATTCCCACACGGCCGTCCACGCCGATGCCGTAGTTACAGCTTGCCTGCCTGGAAGTCGGCAGGAAGATATTTCCCAGCGTCTCCACCGAGCATTGCCCCACCACGCAGTGGGGCGTAATGCGGTCGATGCTGTGTGTCCGCAGCCCAGAGTGATTGGGGCTGAGTTTCGTGTAAGATACCAGTGAACTGTTTGTATAAGCCATTTAATTTTCCTCCTTTTCCGCCCGGTCATGGAGCTGTTCCAGGATTTCCTTCATCTTCTCCGGCACGGGAAGCCCCAGGTGCGCCGCGTTCTCCAGAAGGCTCACGCCCTCGTTGGAGAGGTAAAAGAAAATAACCGCCGTGCGAAGGACGCTGCCTGTGCCGATCACCTGTACATCCAGGATGTTGGCGATCCCCACCAGCAGGAAGATCAGCACCTTCCGGCAGATGCCCTTAAAGCCCACTTCGCTGGACAGCTTCTTGTCCGAGATGGCACACATCACGCCCGTGACATAATCCACTGCCACGAACACCACCAGGGCGATGAGCAGCCCGTCGCAGCCGCCCAGGAAATAGCCCAGCCACCCGCCGATGGCCGCAAAGATCACCTGCGCCGTGTTCCAAAGTTCCTTCATGTTGATACCTCCGTTTCTTGAAATGGTTTTGTGTATGAAAAAAGCGGCCACCCCGCAGGGCAGTCGCCAGTTCCCGTAAGTTATTCTGTTTGCTTCGGCAGCCATTCCCACAGCCGCATATCCTCCTGCCCCAAAGACCACATACACATCCCCCGGAGCTTCCAGCGGTACGCCGCCTGGTTTGCCCAGTAGACCAGGGAATCCACGTCCTGGTAGTAGAGGATGGAAAAGCCGTCCGCGTCTCCAAGGAACAGCCGGGATATCCAGATGTTGATGTCCTTCGGTATGACCTTTGCCGTGTAGTTCCCGCCGCAGGAAATCTCCAGCAGGTCGGAGTGAAAGAAATCATAATCCAGGGAGATGTCCTCGCTCCGGGTGGAGGTTTCCTCCACATCGGAGGTCAGCGTGAATACCTGGAACTCCTCATCCCAGGTGCAGTTCGTGCGGGATATCCTTCCGTAGCTTTTAAAGCTGCCGTCCGGCATCTGGACATCAAACCGCTCATACGGCTCGTAGGTCCAGGCGTCTCCCAGACGCAGAAGTTCACAGACCGTGGTGTTGTCCGAGCGGTACCCGGCGTAGCCCCCGGAAAAGCCGCTGGTTGCCGCCGTGAAGCGCAGGGTGTAGGAAGAACCGGAATACACCCGCACCCGGTTCCCACGGACGCGCATCTCCACTGTGTACATGGAGGGATTGGCCCGCAGGTCTGCCGATGAAGTCCTTGCGATCTCCTGGCTGTAGCTGCCAAGGAGCGTGGAACCATTGTATAACTCCACCGCCTGGGTGTCGTAGTTTAAGCAGCAGAACAGGCTGCCGCAGAATACGCCGGCCCGCCCGCTGCCGTTTGCCGGGAAAGCCAGCCTTGCCCGCAGGTGCAGCTCTGAAAAACCGTCATACTGCCACGCAAGCTCCCCATGCCCTTCAAGCTGGGAGTAGACACGCTCCATCGAATATTCATCCGACCGCCACACCTCGAAGGAGCCGGAACGCACCGTCCAGTAGTCCGTCTCCAGCACGCCGTAATCCTGGAAGTCCTCATACCAGACAAGCGCCGAGTCCGGCTTCCTTCGGAGCATCTCCAGCGTCAGCTTAAAGCCCTTATCGGGTACAGCCATATTGCCGTCCACATCCTTAAAACTCCTGGGCGCAAGGGCAAAGGCAGCCTCCCCGGCGGTAGGTTCCTCGGAAAAAGCCGAGCAGACGCGGAAGCCGTAAAACTGGACGCCTTTGGCATCCACTGAAATGGTAATGGTGTGTGTCCCGGCCGAAAGCGTTACGCCGCTTGCGAGGGACGCCCAGAAGGTACTCCGCCAGTACGGCCACCACAGGCGGCTTTCCGTGAAGTGCTTTGTGCTTCCGTCCAGCGCCACATAGATGCCGTTTTTGTCCCAGAAGGGATAGCAGAGCCGCACCGCCACATCGTAAGTTCCCGCTGCGTTTACGGAAAAGCTGTAGGTCACCGAGCCGTTATCGCCCAGGGTTGCGATACCGTTTTCAATGGAAACAATGCCGGATGCGCTGGAGTAATCGCTGGCGTCCCGGTCGATGAGGATGTCCCCGAACTCCGTCTTCTGCTCCTTGCCGTAGGCAGTCAGGTAGCGCCTGCGGTTGTATGTGTCCGCAAGCTGAGGGTACTCGCGGGAAACTGCGTCCGCTCCTTCCATGTAATCGTAGACATGGGGAAAGGCGTAGGGCACCTTGTCATAATCATCCCAATAGGCCACGATAGGGAGAAAGGGCTGGGGCGGCGCATCACCTGTGAAGTTGTACGCTCCCGTCATCCAGTACCTTGCGGCGTAGTAGGTGTTGGAAACGCCCCGGTAGGTCTCGCCCAGGTTCTCCGGCGTATCGTAAATCTGCCAGTTCCAGCCGTAGGCCGGCATTCCCAGGAAAATCTTATCCGGGTCCATGACCTGGGTGGCGTAATCGTAGATACCCTCCAGCCAGCTTCTCGGAGAAACCGGCCCCGGCGCGCTCCCCGCCCAGGCCATGCCGTAGCTCATAATAGACGCCGTGTCACAGCAGGCGTCGAGGTCCCCGTAGACACACCAGTTCTCACCGCCCACCGAGCCGTTGACACTGGTCATCCCCGGCAGGCAGATGTTCATGTGCTTCGTGGAGTCATAGGTTTTCACGATATTGTAGATGTTCTGGAACATGGCAGTTGACGCGGCATGGGTGGAATAGCCGTCCCCACGTTCCAGGTCGATGTCGATGCCGTCACACCAGGGGTACTTTTCCATGATGCGGATGATCTCCGAGAGGAACATCTCCTGCGCCCCGTTTGTGTTGTCCCGCAGGGCACGGAAGATGCTGTTCGCCCCGTCGTTTGCCACGGTCAGCAGCCACTTGATATGGGGCCATTTATTGATGTAAGTGAGCATATCCGAGATTGCCACACCGCTCTCGTAAATCTCCCCGGTAGCACGAACCTTAAAAGAGAACAGCCCGATCTGGCTGATGCGGTCGCCGTAGTCCCGGAGGGCTTCATACATCCGGGCATTGCCCATAAACGTCCACACCATGATCTGTTTGCCTTTCAGCGTGTCCATCAGATCGGCTCACCTCCATCCTGCATTTCCTGCATCTCAAACAGCACCCTCGCCGTTTTCCCTTCCGGGAGCGTCACCTTATGCTTGGAATCCCAGGCGGCGCTGTACTGGTAAAAGCCCTCCTTTTTCTCCGGGCTGCCATTTTTCGTACACTGCCGTGTGCTGGCAAGCAGGGCGAGGTCCGCTTCGGCAGGGACGGCGCCCGGAAAGGACACCTTCTGGCCGCCCACGCCCTGTGCCAACTTGACAGGACCGCCATCCATATCTGACTTCGGATAGATATGCACATCCAGCCCGGCGGAAGTCTCCCCAAGGTTAAAGAGAATGACCGTTTCCTCGCCCCGCACCACACCGTTGAACCAGACAGGGGCTTTGACCTCCCCGTCCACATGCAGCTTTTTAAGGAATGGTTCGGTATGGGGCGTGTATCCCGTCAGTGCCGGGCCTTCCTGGAGCATCAAGTCCGTAAAATAGATTGTGCCGGAGCAGTCCGCGATGGTAGGCTTCACGGTAACGCTCACGACACGCATGTCCTGTTTCCGGCCCACGACCTCCGCCAGCCGGATAAAAGCAATCTCAGCCATCCAGCGTCCACTTCATCTCACAGGGATGGCCTACCCATCCCGTCACCACGGACCCTGCCTGCAGGAGGATGTCCGTGATAAAAAGCGTCCCGGTGCAGTTCGTGATGCACACCCGCACTGTGATGGACTTGACCCTGGCAGAATAGTTTTCCGGCGTAATCCGGGCGGAGGTCGAAGATAAATAAGCCATAGACACCTCCTAATACAAATCAATGAACCGGCTTTCCGTGCTGCCGTCCTCATACTCGATCACCACTTCAATGCCCACCTGGGAAGTGTCGCTTAACTTCTCCAGATTTTCCGAGCCAATCTGCGCCGACAGGGTGTAGCTGGAGCGGTTGGCGGGGTAGACAGTCTGGGAGAGGCTTTTGGTCATGCCGGCCACGCCCTCCGCTTTGAAGGACGCTGTGCCGGACGCGCCGTTTTCGCTGTCCGCCTCAAAGCCGGAGCTGACCCAATAGGCAAGCCCGTCATCGGCGCGGGAGTTCCGCAGCAGATTAAACGGTACCATTTCCCTGATGTCATTATTGGACACCATGCTGGTGCCTTCGAGCGTATCCGCCGCATTGTCCCATTCGCTGGCGGAACTGCCCAGGTTCTTCAGCGTGGTGGAAAGCTCCAGCACCGTGTTCCACGGCTCCTGCAGGTTGTATTCCCTGCGGACAATTCTTGTGGTGACCGAAAGCCCCAGCTCCTTATCCTCCACCCGGACGTAATCTCCCAGTTCCCAGGCTTCATGCTCGTAGCCCGTCAGCACGGATAAGTCCATCGCGTTTAACACATAGGAAATGGTGGGCTTTGCGTAATCCGCCAGCCGCATCTCGGTATATTCTTTCATCTGGTAGGGATTCGTGAAGGAGGAGCAGTCCAGGGTGGAGATGCGGATTTCACTGGTATAAGTAAAGTCCTCCACATAGGGCTTGCCGCCGTTGATGTCCGCGAAGGTCATCCCTTCCGCGCCCACAGCATAGAGCCTTGTCACAAGCTCCCTGGTATCCACCACCCGCTGGATGGATTTCATGTTTTTCTTGTAGGCAAAAAGGGCGCCGCTGTCCTTGCCGTTGACCGTCAAAAGATGCACCAGCCGGTTCGGGCAGTCAAAGACCAGGTCGCCGCCGTGCAGATTGGCCACATTCCGAAGGATGGATAAGGCGTTTTTCTCTGTGCTGGTCCAGGTGCGCTGTGTACGCACCGTCACTGTGCCGACGCTCCATTCCGTCCCCTCCAGGGCGTATGCCATCGCCGTTTCCGGGTACTCCGCTTCAAAGGTACGTTCCTCCTTGCGGACAGAGAAGGTCAGGTCATAGAACTCCGCTTCCGCGTACACCTCTGTGACGGCACTGCCGTCCGTGTCCCTGGTGTCGGTAACTGTCCGTACCTTATACACATCATCCACGATCTGGATCTTCTTCTCACTGTCGATATACCCCCGCTTGCCGTCCCGGTAGGGGATCTTAAAGGAAAGGGTGTCCTCGCCGTTGATCTCGCTGGTCACAATGATGTCATAGGCGTTTTCCAGCACCGCCTCCCATGCGCCGTTGCTGTCCAGCACTACCGGCCGGGCATAACCGATCTTCTCATAGGGCGCTTTCGGGATGTCATAGAGTCGGATATCGATGAGCTTCGGCGTCCGGGAAGTGTCTGTAGTAGTCAGCGTTACCCGGAAGCGGATATACGCCCGGTTGGGGGACGCCAGCCGCCCGTCAGCGGGGATTGCCGCCCAATCGCTCCATTCCTCCAGGTCATCGCTGGTGGAGGTCTCCACCAGGGAAACCGCCGTGGTGCCGGAGATGTACTCACTGGTCACAGACACACGCCCGGTGCCGGTGAGGTTGCAGTCCGCCGCCGCTGTGGTCAGTACACCCTCGGATGGGTAAACGCCGCTTGATGCCCGGAGTGTGACCGTCCCCGGCTCCGTGATGCCGTCCACATCCCCGGAGGTGTCGCCGCCGTTGGCCATAACTGAAGACCGGAAATAGTCCACCAGGTCATCGGCTGTGAGATTCGTATCGCAGTCCAGAAACCAGTCGTCCAGACCGCCGGCGTACCAGTAGGAGTCGGCGTGCATCCCCAGAATCAAATCCGCCGTGCAGGAGCGGTTCAGCTCCCCGGTAAAGGAAAGCACCTCCGATGCCCACACCGTGCCGCTGCCCCGGTCGCCCACCACATACTGCGCCGTTTTGTTGTCCGGCTCGATCAGGCAGGCAATGAAGTACCAGCCGCCGTTGACCAGGGAAAAGGGCGGGTCCACCGACTCGTCCAGGATCAAAGATCCGGTATCATTGTAGAGCATGATCCTCGGATTGCCCCGGATGAGGGACAGGTAGAAAATCGGCTGCCCCGGCCCGTACCGGGTATTGAAGATCGGGCAATAGGTGTTCCCCACGGAATAGGTGGTGGGGTTCATCCAGCCGCCGCAGACGATCCTTGCCCCAAGGCTTGCGAAAATGCTGCCATCATTGGTCACCTTCAGATAGTTCTGCTCGGAGGATGGGTTCACAATGTTCATGCGGAAGTAATTCCCCAGACGGTTTGCGGAAAGGGACGCGCTGGTGCCGCTCCAGTTGCTGATGGTTGCTGCCCGTCCCATGCCGGAGGAATCCAAAAGGCAGTCGTCCTCATCTGGGTCTGATTCATTGAACCGCCACAGGCCGCCCTTTGCCCATTCTTCCGGGAACTCCCCGGTAAAATCCGTCTGCTTGTTCAGTATCGTTTTCAGTGCCATAACCGCTCACCTCCATCGGCTCCTTGCCTGGATTTCCAGCCCCGTAAACGTGGCGTTTGCCGCCGTTACGGAAACCGTGTTGCTCCCCACCGCCAGCGTGGGGAAGTTCAGTTCCTCCAGATACGGCAGGGCGTTCCGCAGGATCATCCCGTCCGCGTCCTCCACATAGGCGGTCATCCGGTCGGTATCCACCACCAGCGTCTCGCCGGCCGCAAGGGTGGCGTTGACGATCTTCAACTCTTGCCCGTTGGTAGTAATGCTGATGGAATTGCCTGCCCCGGAAGTAACCACGCCCTCAATGCGGTAAATGGGGTTGGACTCCATGTTCCCGATGAGCCGCGTGACCGTGCTGTTTCCCGCTTCCGTGATGGAAAAGGTCTCATCCTCGATGGCATAGCCGAAGGGGTCCGGACAGAAGAATGTCAGGTCAAAGCTGCCGGAAGAACGCAGCAGCCGTTCGCACTCCACCGCCGCATTCAGTCTTGCCATGAAGTACCGGTCTGGCACATCATCCAGGACGAGCTGCTTTAAGCCGCCCACCGGGTCGAGCCACGCAGCGATATCGTCCAGCGTGGAAACCAGGGCGGAAAAGCTGTGCCGGGGGAAGATACTGCAAGAGACCACGATCTCCCGGTAGTCGAAATCCGCGCCGAAATCCGTCACGCCGTATTTACCGGGAACCGTTGTAGTAAAGTTCCGCAGACTCCCGCTGACCTGCCAGGAGGTCAGCCTTGCCTTTAAGCCCATGCTCTTGGATGTAATGTCGTTATACGAAAAGCCCACAGGCTGCACCTCCTTTTATGCTGTGCTGAACCGTCCCTGGGCGCGGGAGCCGGTCTGGATCAGGTTGTAAAGTTCCTGGGAAATCCTGCGGATGTCATCTTCGCTGCGGACGATCATCTGCTGGATGGTGATGAGGGTTCCGAAAGAGGTGCCGGCTGTTCCGCCCATGCCGCTGGCCACGGAACCCGCCATCCCGGCTGTGTCAAAGGCAAAGTTCGAGGGGACAGCGGACTGCATATCCGCCGCCAGGCCGTTCATCACGCCCAGGATGCCGTTGTTCAAATCCTCTGCGGCGCTGACCGCTTCACCGGCGCTGTCCTCAATACCGCCGGCAAGACCCCTGCCCAGCATCTCGCCCACCCAGGCCATTTCCTTCGAGGGCGAGTTGATGCCAAAGAAGCTGCAGATCCCGTCCCAGATGCCGGAAATCCAGCCGGAGACTTTGTCCCAGATCCATCCGGCAAGGCTCTGGATACCCTGCCACAGCCCCTGCACGATGTTCTTGCCGATGTTGACAATCTGGCCCATAGATGAGGTGAAGGCATTCACAATCCCCGCAATGATCTGCGGCACTGCCTTTACGATCTCCACAATGATGGTGGGCAGGTTCTGGATCAGCGACACAAATAGCTGCACGCCTGCCTGGATGATCTGGGGGATGCTGTTTAAGATGGCGTTTACCAGCGAGGAAATAATCTGCGGGATTGCCGCCACAATGGTGGTAATGATGGTCGGCAGGTTCTGAATCAGGGAAATCAGCAGGTTCACGCCCGCGTCAATGATCTGGGGGATACTGCCGAGGATTGCCGTCACCAGCCCATCAATGATCTGCGGAATCGCCGCCACAATGGCCGTGATGATCTCCGGCAGCGCGGAGACCAGCGAGGTCAATAGCTGTATCCCAGCGTTGATGATCTGTGGGATTGCCCCGACGATAAACTCCACAATCGCCGTAATGATGGCGGGCAGGGCCGCGATCAGAACCGGGATAGCATTAAGCAGCCCCTGGGCCAGCCCCATGATAAGCTGCAGCGCCGCGTCCAGGATCATCGGCAGGTTTTCGATCAGGGTCTGCACGATTTGGGTAACCACAAGGACAATCTGCGGAATCAGGGTAGGGACCGCCGCCGCGATGCCCTGGGCCAGCGTGACGATGATCTGCGCCGCGCCCTCCACCACAGCAGGAAGGCTCTGGATAATGCCGGAAAGCAGCGAAGTCAGCATCTGCATCCCGGTGTTTACAAACTGCGGCAGCATGGAAACCGCCGTGTTCACCAGCCCCGTAATGGCCCCGGCAAAGGCTTCATCCGCCCCGTCCACGCCGTTGGCCATGTCGGTAAAGGCGGAGATGACTTCTGAAATTGCCGGGAGGAATTCCGCCCGGAGGCTGTTCTTCACATTGGAGATGGTCTCCCCAAGCCCCGCAAGCGTCTCGTCCAGCTGCGCCTGGCCTTCCCTGGACGCCACCAGTGCCTCATTGTTGCGGTAGAACGCGCCGCTCGCCTCGTCATAGGCTCCGGAAAGGGTCTCCATGATGAGTCGGTTGCGCTCACTTTCACTGGAGCAGGCCGCCAACTTTTCGTTGAAGGCATCCTCGCTGATGCCCACCCAGTTTAAGGCGTCCGCCAGGGAGCCGGTAACCTGTCCCACCTTGGCGGTCTCATTGGCGGACTCAATCATGCCCTCGATGGGAAGGGCGTCGCCAAAGGTACCGTAGACACCGGCCGCGATATTCGTCCACTTGGTAATGTCCTGCTCATTTTCCGCAAGCTGCGCCAGGAGCTGGGAGGCTTCCGTGGCCGTGTCCGTATCGCCCAGGATTTTATAGAACTCCGTGTAGGATTTTTGTGCCGCGTCCCCGCTGTATCCCGCCGCCTCAAAAGCGGTGGTCAGCTTGCCCTGTGCCACCCGGTATTCCTCAGTGGCTTCGTCCAGGTTCCAGATGGCGCTTCCAAGTTCCTGGATACCGCTCAACGCCGCCTGGATGCCGGAGGAGATGAGGTTGCCCATCGCCACCGTGGCAACCGAAAGGCCGGAGCCTAATTTATCTGCCCCGCTGGATGCGTCCTCCAGCGAATCGCCGAAATCCTCCGCCACATCCCCGGCATCCTTCATCCGCTCCCGGTTTTCCTTAAGTTCCCCGGAAAGCTGGGAAATGCGCCCCTCCAGTTCCTTTGCCTCGCTGGAGCCTTTCCCGTACTCCAGAACCGCATTGGAATAGGCACGTTTCATCCCGGCCAGTTCTTCTTCCTGACGGGAAATCTCCTGGGAGAGCCGCTCTGTGGCATCCGCCGCCTCCGTCTCTTGCCGGGAGAGGGACTCAATGGCCCGCTCATTAGCGGAAAGTTCCCGTTCCATGCCGTTTAAGGCGGCTTCGGCGTTGTTAAGCTGGATCTGCCAGTTCTGTGTCCGGCGGTCGTTCTCCCCAAAGGAATCGGAGGCGTTCTGGAGGGCGGCCCGCAGCGTTTCAATCTTCTGGCGCTGGGCGTCGATTTCCTTGTTCAGAACGGTATTCCTTGCGGAAAGCGCCTGGATGGATTTATCGTTGGCATCAAACTGCGAGGAAACCAGCTTCATCTCGGAACCCAACACCTTAAAGGACTGGTTGATCTCCGACAAAGCCTTTTTAAATTCCTTTTCGCCCTCAATGCCGATTTTCAGGCCAAAATTGTCCGCCACGGGCCGCACCTCCTCTCCTCGTTAAATTCCATAGGGAATGACATCATCTATCATCAGTTCCCGTTTTGGCTTCGCAAGCCCCAAAAACTGCCTGTGGCATTCCCACAGATCCATGAGCAGGCCAAACGGCATGAGCCACACTTCCTCCATGCGCAGGGAGAGGTGGGCCATGCCGTAATACAAAAGCCGGGTAAACAATTCTTCATCGCTTACCCGGCCGCCGTGTTTTTTCCCTCCGGCTCACTTTCGATATTCCGTTTCGTCCCCCGGTACATGGCCTCCATGATGGCGTCTTTGTAGTCCGTCAGTTCCATCGGGGAGGTGAGAAGCTCCACCTCCTCGGCGGTCAGCTCCGGCTTTTTGTCCTCCGGGTGCTTCAGGTTGTGGACGAGGATCGGCTGGTTGCACAGAAGGGTAATCAGCCACACGATCTCGTCCAGAGCCATCTCAAAATTTTCCGCTTTCATCAGCTTCTCGCCCAGGTTCTCCAGCCCGCCGTAGCGTCCGGCGATGGCCTTGGTCGCCCTGGTGGTCAGGAGCATTTCGTATTCCTGCCCGCCGATATTGACAGTAGCTGTTCTTTCATCCATATCTCAAAACCTCCTATTACCCTTCGCCGCCTGTGTCAGATGTCTGATCCGCATAGGACGGCTCATAGACCTCATCGTACCAGCCCGTGATAACCGTGGGAGACACACCGGAGTCATCTTCGGACACCTCCGCTTTCCAGGGATGCTTGCCCTGGCCGTCCACCTTATTGCGGCGGGTCACCGTCCCCTCGATGGAAGGGGTGGAAAACTCGATGCTCTCGCCTTTGGTGGTCAGGTTAGTGGCGGGGATACCGAAAATCACACGGTACAGCCAGAAATAGCGGTACTTGCCGTTTGCTTTCTTGGCCCGGAAGCCGATGGCAACCGGAGCGCCGCCGTCCTCCGATGCGGAGATCAGGACGCCGTTTTCATCAATCACCGCCCCGGTCAGGTCTTCCGCCACGCTTTTCCCAATATCGTCCACACCCAGCGTCAGCGTCCCGCTCTGGAACTCCTTCACGACCTCCGCCGCGCCATCGTCCGCGTACAGCGTAGCTTCCGCCAGTTCCACGGAAAGCTCGGCGGTCATGGCTTTTGCCAAAGCTACCGGGGCGGCATAGGTCTCATCGCCGTTTTCACCCTCGGTAATCTTCGAGTAGAAAAGTTTATCAAGGCCAATGGTAGCCATAGTTCATTCCTCCAATCCATACAGTTTTGCCACATCAATGGCATAGTGGTGGTAGCCGGTATCGTCCTCATGGCCGATGTACCGCCTGTCCGTAATCACAAAATCAGCGGCAAGGAGCGCATTTGAAAGCTGCCCCTTCCGCATCAGATAGTTCCCTTTGGAGAACAGGGAGAGCCGCGCCTCCTGGGCTTCATACCCCGGCAGGTTATCTGCGTGAAGTTCATAGGTATCCGCCAAAGGCGTGACCACCACATATTCCTCCGGCGGCTCCCCGGAGAACACGCCCGTCTCCACAGGCAGTCCGCAGCCGGTGACCGCAGCCTTGATTTCCGAAAGCAGGCTCAAATCTTCTCCACCTCCTCGTCCAGCTTCGCCTTCATGGCGTTGATACAGGCATTCCGGGAAGAGGAACGGGCTGGTTTTAAGAAGGGTTTTGCGGGCTGGCCGCTTTTGCCGTATTCCAGGATGGTGGCGATCTTGGCGTTACTGTCGCCGTCCGACCTTGGCTCGGAAAAGCCTACCTTCACATTGAAGTCCCCGTTCTTATCCTGCAGGGCGGGAGATGTGCCAAGGGAGCGGAGAAGCTCCCCGGTGCTTCGGGACTCGTACTTCGTCCCGCTGCCGATAACCGCCTGCAGGTTGGAGCGCACCTTGTCCTCCACAACCTCCGCGCCCGCTTCCAGCACCTTCGGGAGAATCTCATCGGTTTTGTCCGCCAGCCGGGATACCTTCATCAGGAAATCCTCCGGCATCCTCCATGTCGCTTTAGCCACCTGGTTTCACCTCCTGTACCAGTACTTCCAGATACATCCCCCTGCCTTTGACATCCTCCACCGAAGTAATCTCAAAGGTATGCCCGTCGCAGAGAATGCGCATATCGGTTGTGACCGTGACGCCTGGTATCACGCGGAATTGAAAAAGGTCGGTGGCGGTGGAAAAGGAAGCCATGTTGGCCCATTTCTCACTGCCATGCCGGCCTTCCCGGTAAGCGCGTACCTCTGCCACGGTCACATCCGTTTCCGTCTTGAATCCGTCCTTATCCTGTGTGAACTGTTTCTCTACGATTGAAATAAAGGTGTTCATCTTGCCAAAACTCATACTCACACCTTCCAATCCCGGTCAAGCCGCAAAAGGAGATTGACCGTGTTCCAGACCTGCTGCGCCGCATTGGTGTTGTCCGCAAAGAAGCCCCCGGTGGAGCCGTCCCTGGACTCATAGAAATGCGATGCCAGCATAATCACCGCCTGTTCGGTGGTGGCCGGCATCGCATTCTCCGTATAATAGCCCTCCTGGATGTGTTGGTAGCTCTCTGCGTAGGAAACAGCGGCGGTGATGTAGTTCTGCAAAAGCGCGTCATCCGCCGAATGCTCCAGAATCAGGTTTGCTTTGACTTTTTCCAGCAGAGTGTCCATCCCCGCCGCCTCCTTCCTTAACTGGATGCCATCAGGCCCGCTGCCTTCAGCTTGGCCAGCAGGCCATTGAAATCAGAAACCAGAGTGGAAACATCCTCCGCAACGCTGTCGGCCTGGTTTGCCGCCTGGGGAACCTCGGCGGCGGGCAAACCGGTAACAGAAGCCCCCTCCTTGATTTCGAGGGTGCCGCCAATCACCCACTTATCGCCGCCCTGTTCCATGTAGTTCTTTCCGTTGTAGCTCATCTGTCAGCCCTCCCTTACGATGCTTTCTGTACCAGCACCTTGACAGCCTCCGGCAGGATCATCTTGCCGTCCACACGCTGGGAAGCGAGGAAGCCCACCTGGCCGTTTGCCGCATACAGTTCGTTCAGGCGCTTGAAGGAACGCCCCTGGCGGTCTGCGATCCAGTAGTAGCTGAAATCACCGAAGGCGATGGTCTTCGCACTGGCGGCGATGGCGGGCATATAGGCCGAAGTGCGAACCGGACGGCCCAGGATGGTATCCGGCGTTCCGGCAGTCAGGGAGGGCTGCCACAGGTACTGGCCATTGTTATCCTTCAGCTTGCGGATGGCCTTGATGGTGGAATCGTTCAGCACCCACACAGCATTGCGGCGGTAAGGCGATTTCAGGGAGTAGAACAGGTCGATTAGCTCATCAGCGGTAATCGCAGTGGCAGACGCAGCAGTGATGCCAGTCTCCGCGCCGCCGCTGGCAGCCAGGATGCCCAGGGGCTTGCCGGAGCCATCCCCGGTAAAGAAGGCTTCCTCCTCCTTGGCGCCGATACGGCGGGCAAACTCACGGGAGATGTAGCTTTCCAGGTCAAAGACACTGTCGTTTAACAGTTCCTCGGAAACTTTAATCATCGTCCCCAGCTTGTACGCCCCGATGGACACCTGGCCGAAGGAATCATCGCTCTCCGTGTAGGCACCTTCCTCATCGATCCAGGATGCGGTACCCTTGGTCGCCACTACCGGGATCTTCCGGTCGCCGCTGGATGTCTGGATCACCCTGGCAAGCTGGCGGAATACATTTTCCTCTTCCAGTGCTTCCACCAGGGTACGCTCGTACTCATCCGGCACCAGATAGCCGCCCTCGGAATCCGTACCAATCTGCAGCGCATTCACCACAGAGGGCATCGGAGCCTTGGAACGCATCATGTTCCAGAAGTTCTGGCGGTACTCATCGGTGGCGCGCCCGGTCTTTGCATCCTCCTTGCCGCTCATGGGCTTACCCGTCAGGGGCTTGTTCACAGGGCGGTTCAGTTCTGCCTCCAGCGCCTCCTGGCGTTCCAGGCGGGCGATCTCCTTGCCCAGGTCGGTGATTTCCTGCTCCATGCGGGTATAGGCGGCGTCATCCTCGGCGGACAGGACGCCTTTGTCGTTTCTGTGGGAATCCAGAAAGGCTTTCGTGGCTTCCCAGGCTTTGGCGCGCTTCTCGCGCAGTTCAAGAATCGTCATAGTGGTATCCTCCTTAATGTTTCAAAAGATTGAGCCGCTCGTAGAGACTGTCTACGGAACGGCCCTTGGGTTTGGAATCTTCGGTTTTCTTAGGGTTGGTTTTACACTTTGCCGCGATCTTATCCATCAGGGAATTGACCACAGCGGCTTTGGAATACAGCATGGAAACCGCAGGCGGCTCCATGTCCTCCGGGATCTCCGCCCGTGCCAGGACATCATCGGCAAAGCCAAGCTCCACCGCCTTGTTCGCGTCCATCCAGGTTTCCGCGTCCATCAGGTGGGACAGCTTGGCGCGGGACAGCCCGGTCTTAATCTCATAGGCGTTAATGATGGAATCCTTCACACTGCCAAGCATCTCGATGGCTTTCTGCATCTCTGCGGTGTCACCCATGGCCACCGTCATGGGATTGTGGATCATCATCATGGACACCGGCGATACCAGCACCTTCGTGCCCGCCATAGCAATCACACTTGCTGCAGATGCCGCAATGCCATCGATCTTGACCGTAACGTTGTGTGGATAATCCATGAGCATATTGTAGATCTGGGCAGCCGCCACACAGTCCCCGCCTGGGCTGTTGATCCAGACCGTGATGTCTCCGCTTCCGCCCATCAGTTCCTCTTTGAAAAGCTGGGGTGTGACGTCATCGTCAAACCAGCTTTCCTCGGCGATGGTGCCGTTCAGGAACAGCGTCCGTTCCGCCGGAGCTGTCTCCGTCTCTGCCTGGTTCTTCCACTTCCAGAACTTCTTCATCGGGGTTTTCCTCCTTTCCGTCATTGCTCGTTTCGGTATTTGCAAAAGCCCCGGCGTTTCCAAGCGGGAGCATATTGCCATTGATCAGGTACAAGTCTCCGCCCTCCTCAGCAGGGATGCGGTCCATGTTCTCCAATTCCCGGATGTCGTTGGCGCTCATCCAGCCGTTCTGCCTTGCCGTAGCATAGCCGGTCATCCTGCTGGCATAATCGCCCCGGAGCAGCCCCTCCACGTTGAATTTGGCAAAATACCGTTTCTTTTCCTCCGGGGAAAAAAGCGTCCGCTGGATGGACTGCTCCCAGCGCACCAGCCAGGGTTCCAGCGTGTATTTCACGAACTCCAGCGACTGCTGCTCAATGTTGGAAAAGCTGGATTTTTCCAGGTCGCCCACCATGTGGGGCGGCACCCGGAAGATACGGGCGATCTCATTGATCTGGAACTTCCTTGTTTCCAGAAACTGCGCCTGTTCCGGGGAGATGCCGATGGGCGTGTACTTCATGCCCTCTTCCAGCACGGCAATCTTATTGCTGTTGCCGCTGCCGCCGAAGGTGGATTGCCAGCTTTCCCGGACACGCTGCGGGTCTTTGATCGTCCCCGGATGCTCCAGCACACCGCCAGGAGCTGCGCCGTTGGCAAAGAACTTTGCCCCGTATTCCTCACAGGCAATCGCCATGCCGATGGCGTTCTTTGCCATAGCGATGGGGGAATAGCCCACCAGCCCGTCAAAGCCAAGGCCGGGGATGTGCAGCACATCGGACGGATGCAGCCGGACAAGACTGCCTTTGACCGTAGGCGCGTCATCCATGCTGACGGTGTATTCGTAATAAAGCTGTCCCTTGCTGTCACGATCCACCGTCATCCGGTCCGGCATCAGGGGGTAGAGGGCAATCACCTCACCCTTGCCGTTGCGGATGATTTGTGCGTAAGCGTTGCCCCACAGGAGCAGATGAGTCATGAGCGTCTCCCGGAACACGAAGGAACTCATCTCCGGGTTCGGCTCGTCATGCAGCAGGAGATACAGCGGATGGTCCAGCGCCTTCTCCTTGCCGCCGTCCTCTTTGTAGCGATAGAGGTGAAGGGGAAGCCCCGCCACCGCCTCCGCCAGGATGCGGACGCAGGAGTACACCGCCGTCATCTGCATGGCGGAACGTTCATTGACCCGCTTGCCAGCGGAGCTTCCTCCAAAGAAAAAACTGTAGGCGCTGCCTGTAGTGCGGTCCTGGGGCTTATCCCTGGAACGGAAAAGCCCGGAAAAGATACCCATATCGAATCACCGTCCTTTCAGATAAACAAAAGGCCCCGGCTGTCATAAACCGAAGCTCCCGTATCATTCCCACAGCGGATTGCCCGGTCAAGCCCCATAATAGTGGCAATCGCACCGTCAATCTTCTCTGTGGATTTTTCCTTGTCCGCCTTGATGTTGCCGGCCGGGTCGGTGCGGATGAAGATGTTGTCCATCATCCAGCGCAGCACCGGGTGGCCTCCGTGGGCGATTTTCTCCTCCAGTACCAGTTTCATCAGTTCCTTGGTAGGAGGACTCATATCCTTAAAGCCCTGTCCAAAGGGAACTACTGTGAAGCCCATGCCCTCCAGGTTCTGCACCATCTGCACAGCGCCCCAACGGTCGAAGGCGATCTCTCTAATATTGAACCGCTCACCCAACTGCTCGATGAATTTCTCAATGTAGCCGTAGTGGACCACGTTGCCCTCAGTGGTCATCAACACGCCCTGGCGCTCCCACAGGTCGTAGGGAACATGATCCCTGCGGACACGAAGGTCAAGTGTTTCCTCCGGTATCCAGAAGTATGGCAGGACATAGTATTTATCCTCCTCATCCAGCGGCGGGAACACCAGCACAAAAGCCGTGATGTCTGTGGTGGATGAAAGATCCAGCCCGCCGTAGCAGATGCGCCCTTCCAGATCGTCCTCGGAAACCGGGAATGCACAGGCGTCCCACTTGTCCATCGGCATCCAGCGGACAGACTGTTTCACCCACTGGTTCAGCCTAAGCTGCCGGAAAGCGTTCTCCTCGCCAGGATTCTGCTGGGCGGATTCACAGGCGGCTTTGACCTTATCAATACCCACCGTAATACCGAGGGAGGGGTTTGCCTTCTTCCAGACCTTGGGGTCCGTCCAGTCCTCATCCTCGGCAGCGCCGTAAATGACAGAGTAGAAGGTGGGATCGACCTTTCGCCCCTCTGCGATGTCAATAGCTTTCTGGTGTACCTCGTAGCAAATGGAGTTGGTGTCGTTGCCCGCTGTGGTGATCAGGAAATACAGCGGCTGCATCCGGGCATCCCCGGAGCCCTGGAGCATGACGTCAAAGAGTTTCCGGTTGGGCTGGGTGTGCAGCTCATCGAAGATCACGCCGTGGGTATTGAAACCGTGCTTGTTCGCCACATCCGCCGAAAGCACCTGGTAGGAGCTGTTGGTGGGCAGGTAGGTGATCTTCTTCTGGGACTCCAGAATCTTTACCCGTTTGGAGAGTGCCGGACAGAACCGCACCATATCCACCGCCACATCAAACACAATCTTTGCCTGGTTACGGTCGGCGGCGCAGCCATACACCTCGGCCCGTTCCTCACCATCCCCGCAGAGGAGCAGGAGCGCCACAGCGGCGGCAAGCTCGGACTTGCCCTGTTTCTTGGGGATTTCAATGTATGCCGTATTGAACTGCCGGTAGCCGTTGGGCTTTAACACGCCGAACAGGTCACGGATGATCTGCTCCTGCCAGTCGATCAGTTCAAAGGGCTTTCCCGCCCAGGTACCCTTGGTGTGGCAGAGGGACTCGATGAACATCACCGCATAGTCGGCGGCGTCCTTATCGTAGTGCGAGGTCTTCGCCATAAACCTGGTGGGCTTGTATTTTTTCAGCTTCCGCATGGACACCACCTCCAAAATGGCATAAAAATAGCACCGGCTATTTCTAACCGATGCTGATAAAGTTTTTTTGCTTTCATTCAATAAACTGGAAGTTAATGCTGTTTAACAATGGCACACAATTCTTTTACATAGAGATCGGCATGGTTGATGGAAAACTCTCCATGATACATGGCTGGAAGGACATTTAAGCTGCTTTTTTCCAGGGTTTCATGCAGCTTTCTTGCAGAAAGCAAGATGCGTTTGTTTTCCCGCTCCCCGACAAACAAATGGATTTCTGCCACACACTCTCCAAGAGACTTCTTCATGAAATACATAGAACTTTCTTGTAAGAACGCAATCATATTTTGCTTCGTAATGCCGCAAGTATCTTGATAATAGTCATTGAAAAGTTCCGGCTTCATTCGAAGTGAACGAAATTGCAGTTTAGAAAACCATTTTTGCCGAATCAACTCATAACAGCTTCCAAATGCCGGCTTAATCAACGAATAAGTTAGCTTGGATGGAATAACCGCTGCGCTCTCGACCATTGCAAAACGGCAAAGGTCTTTTCGCCGAGATAACATTTCAAGTAATATTTGACCGCCGAGAGATAACCCGCCAATCAGCAATACCGAACCTCCAAAGTTCCTATCAATAAAAGAAATGATTTCAGCGGCATTGTCTTCGATTGTTGTGAAATTTTCATCGCTTCCTGCGTGACCATCCAATATCGGGATAATTATCCGAAAATCATTTTGAAGTCGTTCGGACACTTCTCGGTAATTCCACCATGACAAGCCGCCGCCATGCAGAAGAATAATCACATCTCGATTCTGTTTACCGTATTCTTTGTATTGCAACTTGCCTCACCTCACTGCCAATTTCCGATTTGTCTCTATCAAGACATCTTTATTATACAGGAAAATTGTTAGTTTTCAACCAGGCGGTCTTCCCATATGCCGGTGGATCGTTTCAAGAATCTGCTCCTGCTCAGACGGCTTCACTCCGATGGACTGGAGTGCCTGTCTTGTTCCGCAGTCCGGGCAGATAAGCGTTTCGTTGTCCTCTCTGGAAAGCGCCGGAGCGCCGTGGTAGGCCCTGCCGCACAGGGGGCAGACCGCCATCCGGATCACATCATTATCCTTCATATCCGCATACCTCCCTGCATTTATCGTAGGCGTCAACCAGGACGTTTTTATCAAAGCAGAAGGTGTCGTACCCTTCCAGGCAAATCCTCATGTAGAGATTGCTTGGAATCCCAATCGGCCTGTCCTCATGCATTATGTAGGCAAAAGCTGTCACCGTCCTGCGCTTCCCCGTGCGGATGCCTTTGTACTGAAGCCAGATGTCCCTTTTGTAGTAGAAATTTGGGAATCCCTCATAGCGGTCGAGGGCGGCTTCATCCGCAGCCGTCACCTCCCAGATTACCACGGGAACCGTGCCGCCGGCGCATTCCTCGATCGTGAGGTAGGAGCCGGTCTTGCTCCCCTTGAACAACAGTTCCCAACCTTTGAGATTTGCCGTGCCGAGGATCGTAGCGTGAGGGCAGCGCATCCGCATCTGCGGGACATTGAGGTTGCTGCCATAAGCAATGTAGTATCTTTTTTCTTTCATGGTATCCATCCTTTCCGAAGGGGTTACCCTTCTACCACCTTAAGACCGCCGAAGCGGTCAGGAGTAAGGTGGCAGGAGGCTAACTCCTGCGTGTCCTTCAAGCGGCGGCTCTGCCGTGCCGGAAGGCGGTGTCCCCAGTCAGGTTGCGGGTCAGGAAATCTCTGGCCGTTGCAAACTCCCCACCGATGAAGCCCAGGCGGAGGAGCCAGGTTCTCATGGCGTATTTGGGGTTTTCGTTCTGCTGGAGTTTGGGGCTTGCCGTCCGCACATCCTTCGCCATCTGGCTCAGGGCCAGGCAAAGCTGAATGTAGCTTTTGAGCTGTCCGGCATGGATGCCGCCTCGGCGCTCTGCGGTCGGCTCGTCAAACTGGAAGAGCCTGAACTCGACCGTACCTTTGGTAAAGGTGGCGTGAAGGTTGAGCATATGGTAGCGGCTGTCGTTGTAGTGGTGCCCCCTGCCGTAGCTTGCGCCGTGGCTGGTGTACCAGATGTCCGCAAGCTGTGCCATCGTCTTGGGCTTTCTGCTGTTGACCTTGGCGAGGAAGTTTGGGTCTACCGTGCGGCAGTAGCGGCTCATGCGGCTGCGGTCGAGCTTCAGAGCTTCTGCGATCAGGCTCTCGTGGCTCGCCATGATGTTGGCGAGGTTCCGAAGGCTCTGCGGTGTGTGGCCCTGCGCTCCGATGTGGATGTGGACTCCGCATCCTCTGGAGGCGTCGCTTTTCGCTCCTGCGTGTCTGAGCTGCCTGCAAAGCTCCTGCAGGGTTTCGATATCCCCGTAGGTCAGGATCGGGGTGACCAGTTCGCATTTCTGCTCGTCCGGCCCTGCGATGGAAACGTCCTTCTGGAATTTCCACTCGCGCCCCTGTGCGTCCCAAGCCGACCAGGTGCTGTAGCCGTTGCGGCCGGCAGTGTTCTCGTATCTGCCTGTGCCGAAGTAGGCGGCGGCAACCTTCGCTGCCTTCTGGCGGGTGATGCTGTTCATCTCGACCTCGACCCCGATGGTCTGGTTCTTCATCTCTGCAATCTGCCTTGCTGTTTTCTCGTTCATTCTGAAATCCTCCGTTTTTCTGCCTTGCGGCTGTGTGTTTTCCCTTTCGGTGTACACATATTCGCTCTAAAAGAGGATAATAGCAAGGCCATTTCCGATAATATACTACACAAAGATGACCGCAAGATATTGTGTAGTTTATGGCTGTTTGCCGCCATCCGATATTGGCTTGAGAAGGCCGTTTTCCTCCTCATCAAGGATAGCAAGAGCCAGGCGGAATCCCGTCCGCAGCCCATCGATGAAGTACTCCTCAGCGGTCATGCCCGCAATGGCGGCTTGTAGGCAAATCATCTTATCGAGGACTGTGGCTGCTTCCTGATTCAGCATGGATCGGAGCTTTTCTTCTTCATCAGCCAGACCGGCAGCAGCTTTTCCATACTCCGAATTACGGTCAAACTGCTTTTCATTCGGATTGATGTTCCCATAGAAGAAGTCCTTCAGAATGTTATTTGGCACGGCGGTCACCCACCTTTCTCACAATATCCTCCCCATAGACCACGTTCAGGCCGCTGCCATTGTCCCAGCGCATGAGAAGGGAACCGGTGTCATCCACACCTTTGACGGTGCCTTTTGTACCGGCAGGCGGAGCCTGCACATCATCCATCCGCACCAGTTCCACACGGGTGCCGGCAGGATATTCCCGGCGGATGCGCTCCACGATTTCTCTACTCGGAAACTTCATGGCCCACACCCCCGTTCTTGAAAGCGGATGAACCGGTCAGGTTCTTCAGCAGGATTTTGCGCTCCGCTTTATATTCGCTGCCGATGAATCCCAGCCGCAGGAGAAAACACCGGAAGGCGTATTTCTCATTCTCCACCGGTTTCTCGGTCGCTGTCACCCGCTTGGCATTCCGGCTCATCTCGCAAAGTGCGGAAATAAAGTGGGTGTAGGCGGCTGAGGAATCCGCATCTACCTGAGCGAACCAGGGGAACGCCACCCGGTCGTCCAGCACCTCAATGTGAAGGTCGGTGATGCCCAGGGCTTTCCGTATCAGATTCCCTTTGGCGTCCAGCAGCTTGGTAAGGTTGCCCACCGCCACCTTGTCGAGCGGAATTTCCACCGTAAGCCCCACAGGTTCGCCCTGTGGCGCAGTGTCGGCGGATTCTGCCGCTTCCTTGGTTTCCTCCCTGGAGGGCTGTTCACCGCAGTCCTGCGGCTCACATTCAAAGCCAGCGGCTGCGATGGCTTCCAGCACCCGCTCGACTTCCTCGCTGTCGGCACGGTCATCAAAGAGGAGCGTTCCATCCTTGGTGACCGTGAAATAATCAATCTCATAATTGCAGGTGGGCATGAACTTGTATTCCGCCCTGGCGCCTGTGGCATTGGCGATAACTTTTACCAGTTCCTTGCGCTTGGCGCCCGTCACATTGTATCTGATTTCCATGTGCGAAAACCTCCTTTGTTTTTGGTAGGTACATATATCACTCTGAACCCTTGAAATAGCAAGCGGTTTTCGCACATTTCTCTGTAGAATAGAAGCCAATTTATCCTTCCGGAAACTGTGCATAGTACACGATCCCGGAAAGCACGAAATAGACGTTGGGGAGCGCTACGCCGTTGCCCCACATTTTATATTCCGCACTGTCGGAATGGGGATTCCTCAGCCACTTGACGATCTGGTTCCGGCTCTTTGGCTTGGAGGACGTCCCCATGACGGAACGGTGTGTCTCAAACACCGCTGTCCAGAACTCAATCTCATCCTCGGTCGGCTCGTCTGTTCCAAGCCCGGCGCACCACCAGTCCGGGAACCCCTGCAGTCTGGCACATTCGGTGGGCGTCAGCCTGCGGACGATGTACTCCGGCTCGGTCTCGTTTACCACAGGCGGGTCCTTATAGTCCCTTGCCATCAAGGTCGGGGACTGCTCCTCCAATGCCTGGGTGTAAATGCCGGTGGTCATGCAGTAAGCCACCGCATGGCGGTCAGCGGCATCCAGCGTAAAGGACACATCCTCATTCACGCCGCTGCCCTGGGGACCGTTCTTGTCCGCCCTGCCAATCATGGAACCCTGCAGGGCCACCACAGCCATGCCGCCCTGGTTGCAGGTAGGATTTCCGCCGTTCGCATCCAGGCATCTGGAAGTTTCCGCTTCGTAGAAGCCGCTCTTGGGATTCTCGGATTTCATAGCGTTGCTGTCCTTGGAGCAGATACCATACACTTTGACCGCCAGTTCATTGCACCGGGCCTCGCCCACATCGTAGGTGTTCAGCGTGTTCGCCACATCGGAGGCTTTCCACTGCTGCCCCTCATCGGAAGAGTGGGGGCGGGTGCCCTTCACAAACGGCACAAACACCGTCTGGTCGTTGTTGCATCCCAGCGTGGCGGATTTATTCTCCTGGATCAGCGCGCCCTTGCCGCCGCCCTCACAGCCGGAGCGGATCTTCAGCGTCTTGGGCGTTTCCACCACAAAGGGCTGGTTGTTCCCGCCCATGCCATAGGTGGCATTGATCGTGGGCGCTGTCTCCAAAGGTCCGGTGTATCTGGTGTCCTGGCTATGGTTCTCATAGACCGCCGCCGGCACCGTTCCGGCACGGAGAGTGGGAGAGGTTTCCTCCTCATACCCGATGCCTCTGGCCTGTGCCGAATGCTCCGTGCAAAAGCCCGCCGCCCCCATCACACAGGGAGGATGTCCGTGGTTTTCCGCCCGGAGCGTTGCCGCAACGTCCTCCGTCACATCCATGCGGCTGCCGCCCTGGTCGTTTAAGCAGACGCAGCCTGACGCTCCAACGCCTTCCGCAAAAGCTCCGGAAGTTCCTTGCCACGGGCGGAAGCCCTGCGGAGTATACCCAGACACGCCTTCGGACTCAAATAGTATTTTTCCGGCACTCCCGTCTGCAAAATCTGCGACAAGGTAGATGCGTTTTCTGCGCTGGGGGACTCCCCAGTACTGCGCATCAAATACCCGCCATGCGAGACTGAAATCATCTGCCACGATCTCTCCGGCGGCTGGCCATCTCTTAGGTCGAGCAGAATCAATTTTATATCCTTTAACCGAGCAGATCTCTTCGAGGACGGACTGGAAGTCCGCGCCCTTGTTGGAGCTGAACGCGCCGGGGACATTCTCCCAGACGATGTACCTTGGATATCTGCCATCAGTTGCACACCTCATTTCTTTTGCAATTCGGACGGCTTCATAGAACAGGCTGGAGCGGGAGCCGTCCAGACCTTCCCGCCGGCCCGCAATGCTCATGTCCTGGCAGGGAGAGCCGAAGGTGATGATGTCCACCGGCTCAATTTTCCCGCCATCTATCCGGGAGACATCGCCGTAATGTTTCATAAACGGCAGCCGCTTTGTGGTCACCCGGATGGGAAACGGCTCAATCTCCGATGCCCACACAGGGGTGATGCCGGAGAGCAGGCCGCCCAGAGGGAAACCGCCGGAGCCGTCAAACAGGCTGCCGAGGGTCAGTTTATTCTGTTTCATCCGTAACCTCCTCATAGCTGTATGTCCTGCCGTCCCGGAGGACGCTCACGCCCTCCGCAGTGCCGGCCTGCTCGATGTAGCGGTTTACGATGACATCACAGAACTTCCCGTCCAGTTCGATGGTTCGGCAGATGCGGTCGGTCTGCTCACAGGCAATGAGCGTGGAACCGGAACCGCCGAAGGGGTCAAGCACCACCGAGTTTGCCATACTGGAGTTGCGAATAGGATACACCAGTAGCGGGATCGGCTTCATGGTTGGGTGGTCGCCGTTCTTCTTGGGCTTATCAAACTCCCAGATAGTGGTTTCCTTCCTTCCCGTGTACCACTGATGTTTGCCGTTTTTCTTCCAGCCGTACAGCACCGGCTCGTGCTGCCACTGGTAGGGAGAGCGGCCAAGTACCAGAGACTGCTTCTTCCAGATACAGCAGCCGGATAAATAAAATCCCGCATCGGCAAATGCCCTGCGGAAATTGAGTCCTTCGGTATCGGCGTGGAACACATAGATGGATGCGTCCGCCGCCATGACCGATTCCATATTTTTGAATGCGGCAAGGAGGAATTCATAGAATTTCTCACCCGCCATGTTGTCGTTCTTGATCTTGCCCGCCGAACCCTCATAGTTGACATTGTACGGCGGGTCCGTGATGACCAGGTTTGCCTTGATGCCGTCCATGAGCATGGTGTATGTCTCTGCCTTTGTGGAGTCCCCGCATACCAGACGGTGCCTGCCAAGCGTCCATACATCGCCCAGCCGGGAGAAAGCAGGCTTTTGCAGTTCCGCATCCACATCAAAATCATCTTCTTTGGCATCAGCACCGTCATCAAACAGCGCCGCCAGTTCCTTTTCATCAAAACCAGTGAGCAGAGGGTCAAAGTCCATGCCCTGCAAAGACTCGATCTCCACCCGCAGAAGTTCCTCATCCCATCCGGCGTCCATCGCCATGCGGTTGTCCGCAATGATATAGGCTTTCTTCTGAGCTTCACTGAGGTGGTCGGCAAACACACAGGGAATCTCAGTGATGCCTTCTTCCTTTGCCGCCAGGATTCTGCCGTGGCCGGCGATCACATTAAAATCCCGGTCAATGATGACGGGATTGATAAAGCCGAACTCCCGGAGGGATGAGCGGAGCTTCGTGATCTGTTCCGGAGAGTGGGTACGTGCGTTGTTCACATAGGGTACCAGATTGGTAATCGGCACAAGCTGCATCTCGGTCGTTGTCTTCATCGCACCAGCCCCCATTCCGCAAATTTCTCAAAACCGCCAAGGCTCTGGATGTATCTCCGGGCGGTCTCCACGATCGCACGATAGGGAATGCCGTCCACCGCACCATCCCCGATAGCGCAGCACAGTTCCACGTGCTTTCCCGTTTCCTGCGCTTTGAGCCAAGCGTAGATGTTCACAGACACATCCGCTTTGGAAAGGTCTTTCCCGTGAAGGCCGCCGCCCGTGACGGAATCGGCCATATCTGAGCCGAGTTTGCGGTTGGTCGCGCCGGAGTCCACGTCCGTGCCGCCCGTCCAGTCGCCCAGGGGATTGACCTCGGCACCCGGATACCGTTTCCGCAGTTCTGCGGCAGGGGCATTGCTCTGGCAGAGGATCAGCCTCGCTTCGTCAATAATGTACTTCCCATCCGAGGGATAGGTGTGATACACACTTTTTGCGATCTCACAGAGAACTTTCTGCTCTTCCGTGACTGGCATCCCTTTGAAGATGCCGTTGTCGCCGCAGCGGATTCCTTCCGCCTGGTTTCCGGCAAGGTGTCCGTCCTGCGGCACTTCCACATAATCCGTGTGCAGATCCCCGCCGATACGTCTCACAATAGCATCTACCTCATCCAGCGGGATGTGTACGGAACTCTCCGCAATGATATGGCAGACACCGTGGCCGGTGAGAACCTCCACGGCAATTCTGGGATTTTCTTCTTTCCTGTACGCCGCATCCACCAGAGCGCCGGCGATACGGTCCGCCACCTTATCCGGGTGGCACGGATTTACTTTCTCAAACATGGCTTCACCCCTTCCTTGCACGGAGCAGACGCTCCATCAGATCATCCTGGGGAGAGACTTCCCCGTAATCCGTGCTGCAGTTTTCCTTCACGATCTGGAAGATTTCGTTCCAGAGCCGCACCGCCTGGTTCATGTAATTGATGCCGATGTTGATGAACGGGGACGGAATCGGCTTCTGGGTGGTCGGATGCTTGGAGAGGAAGCCCATGCGGTTGGTCATCTCCTCGCACTGAATCCAGCGGGCACTGCACATGGCGTACCGCTCCAAAAGCTGGGGAGACACCTTTGCCGCACAGCCCACTTTTTTCAGCCACTCCCAGGTTTCTGTGTAGATTTCCTCCGCCTGGAGCGTGCTTCCGTCCCGCTGCTCAGCGGAGAGGAACTCATGGGGCTTTGGCATATCGACACCCTCGACTTCGGGAATATCCAGCACTTCCAGCTTTCGTCCGCCCGGATTGCCGTTCTCGGCTTTCTCCTTGACAGCGGATTTCTTCCTTCCCGCACCGGGTCTCGCGCCGCCGCGCCCGCCTGTGTTATTGGATTTTGTCGGCATTTTCTCACCCCTTTCCTCGAAGAAATAAAGCAGCCGCAGCCGGCCGCCCTTAATTACCCTTTTGATTTCGCCTTTTTCGCGCACGAAGCCCCAGGCCGCTGTCCGCTCATGCAGGTCCCGGAGATTTTGACCGCCCCACGGTCACCGGTCGCCAAGCTCATGATGCAGCTTTGTGTGGCAGGACTGGCAGAGGGACATCAGATTGTCATTCCGATGCGTCCCGCCTTGTGATAGAGGAACAATGTGATGGACTTCCTCCACGGGAGTCAGCCGTCCTTCCTTCAGACACAGCTCACACAAAGGATGCGCCGCAGCATAGCGGTCACGGATTCGTTTCCAAGCCCTGCCGTACTTCTTGTTGCTGTCAGCGGGGCGTCCGTACTTGTTGTACCGTTTCCGGGCAGCAGCTTCATGTTCCTCACAGTACTGCCCGTCCGTGAGGTTTGGACAGCCGGGGTAGGAGCAGGGGCGTTTTGGTTTCTTTGGCACGCTGCACCTCGCTTTCCGGGCAAAAGGAAAGCCCTGCAGGATTGCTCCCGCAAGGCTCGTTCCTTGTCCTGTTTTTCTGATTCTAACTATATCACAGGGACAAGGTGTATTGCAGTGGCTTTTAGTGGCTTATTTCGGAAACGGCGTCCAACGCCCTGTGGTGGAGCCGGTACAGCCACCGAAGCTCATAGCCCATGTCCACGGCGATCTGTTCCCAGGACTTGAAACACAGATACCGCAGCTCCAGAAGGGTCTGGTACTCCGTGTTCTGGACAGCTTTGATCTTATGGACGATGTCTTTTTTCGTCTGCACCAGTTTGCAGATGTCCCCATTGATCTCTGCTTCCAGCTCAATGATGGAAAGGATGGCGTCCTCCATACGGTGGAGGTTCCTCGTCTCACTTCCGGGCATATCCGAATAAGTCGCGGTCGCCCGTGTGGCGAGGTCATTCAGTGACGCCACCTGCTCCATCTTGCTCTGTATCCGCTGGTCAATGCGGAACGCCTGGGAAAGGTACTCCTTCATTTCCGTCTGCTGCTTGTTCATAGGCACTACCTCCGAAAAAGAAATGGTTTCCCTCGGATTTGCCTTGATTGACTCTCATTTTCTTAGGTTTGCCCGGACCGCATCGATCAGCGCCGACTGCGTCCTGTCCTTATACTGCAGGGCTTTCATAATGCGCTCATCAATGGTGCCGTCCGTGATGATGTGCTGTACGACCACGGTCTTGGACGCCTGACCCTGCCGGTAAAGCCGCGCCACCGTCTGTTGGTACAGTTCCAGGCTCCAGGTAATGCCAAACCAGCAGAGGGTGGAACCGCCGCTCTGGAGGTTCAGCCCGTGGCCGGCAGAAGCGGGGTGGATCAGTACCACGGGGAGTTCGCCCCGATTCCACTTTGCAATGCTGGCATCAGAACCCAGCCTTGCAAAGCCGATCTTCCGCATCCGCAGCCGTTCCTCGATGCGGTCAAGGTCGTGCTGATACCAGTAGGCCACCAGCAGGGGCTTTCCGTTCATGCTTTCGATGATGTCCTCCAGGGCGTCCAGTTTCTGATCGTGGATATGTTCCACATCCCCGTTATCCGTATAGACCGCCCCATTTGCCATCTGGGAGAGCTTGCCGGACAGCACTCCGGCATTTGCTGCCGTTACCTCGCCCTTGTCAAGCTGCGCTGCCAAATCCTCGCACATCTCATCATAAATGGCCTGTTCCGGCTCCTCCATATACACCCGGTACTCGCTGTTTACAAGTTCCGGCATTTTGAGGTGGTCGGCGGCTTTCATGGAAATGGTGATATCGGAGATCTTGTCATAGATCCGCTTCTCCGCTCCCGGCAGAGGCTTATAGGAATACACCATCTGCCCGTTCATCCGATCCGGCCGGAAATAGTCCTGGCGGTACTTGGTGATAAACCTCCCCAATCGCTGCCCCATATCCAGCACCTTGAACTCAGCGAACAGATCCATCAGCCCGTTCCCGGACGGGGTACCCGTAAGGCCGATGACGCGCTTTGCCCTGGGGCGCACCTTCATCAACGATTTGAACCGCTTGCTGTTCCAGTTTTTGAAGGATGAAAGCTCGTCCACCACGATGGCGTCAAATTCAAAGGGGACATTCTCCACCATCCATTGGACATTCTCCCGGTTGATGATGTAGATGTCCGCATCCCTTCGGAATGCATCCAGCCGTTCTTTTTCCGTACCAACCGCCACGGAATAGCGGATGTCTTTCAGATGGTCCCACTTTTCAATCTCCTGGGGCCAGGTATTCCTCGCCACCCGCAGCGGTGCGATCACCAGGACGCGGGTAATCTCGAAGTAGTCGAACAGCAGGTCGTACAATGCCGTCAGCGTGATTGCCGTCTTGCCAAGGCCCATGTCAAGCAGAATGGCGGCAATCTCGTGTGTTTCGATATACTCGATGGCGTACTGCTGATAATCGTGCGGTTTAAACTCCACAGCTGTCACCTCCGATCTCTGAAAGGATGTGCGGGATCTGGCTCTCGCCATCCAGGACAAATGCCAGGAACCCCAGCTGCCGCAAAAGCCGTATCCTTGACTCCTGCAGCGGCCGTGGTTTCCCGCCAGAGGCCTTTACCTCCACGAAGCCGCATTTCCCATCCGGCAATAGGATAAGGCGGTCGGGAACCCCGGAAAATCCCGGCGACACGAACTTCGGCGCAATCCCGCCTTTGGCCTTAACCGCCTGAACCAGTTTTTGTTCGATGGTTTTCTCTCTCATGGTTTTATTCTCCTCGTTCTTTGTGTGACGGTCATGTACCTCTTCCCCCGATTCTCTCTTATATATTGTTTTTTTATCTCCTTAGAGCAACTCTGGCAGAGAGGTACATGACCTACACACCTACTAATCCTCAAACTCCGATTTGAGTTTCAGCCCGTAAATGATCACGCCTGTACGGGTACGCTTTCTCACCACACCCGTGGATTCCAGCGCGGAGTAGAAATCAGTCGTACTCCGGGTGTATTCGCCCATCTGCAGGCAGTAGCTCCTGTAGGCGTTATAAAACTCCCCGGATTTTGCTTCAAAATCGTCCCCTACCTCACAGCAGTCATCCAGAAAGTGGGCCAGCCAGTCGTTGTTCTCCTTGTATTTCTGGATGGCGTCCTGCACCACCCTGGGCTGGACGATTTTGTAATCGCTGGCAATGACGCGCTTTGCGCCCTCGATGATCCACGAAAGCACCGCTCCGCCCGCAGTTTTGAACAGGAAGTCCGAATAGTTCTTGATGTCTGCTTTTCCCTCGATCTTGGCGTTGAAGGGGATCACAATGAGCCGCCGCCAGGTACCCTGGTCAATGGCCCCGACCCTTGGCAGATGGTTGGTGTACAGCACCAGCGTGTGGGTGGGGACATAGGAGAACGGCGCCTTGTACTTTTTCTCCGCATAGATTTCATCCGTGGAGCAGAGCTGCTTGACATTGGAGGTGTTCAGGCGCATCCCTTCCTCCAGCTCAGCGGCAATGATCATCCGCTTGCCCTTGGCTTCCGCCAGTTCCGGCTTCACGTTGCGCTTGCAGCCCACGGTCAGGGTGTCTGCGGACATATTGCCGGAGTAGGTGCCAAGCACACGGGCGATGGTGTTCCAGAAGGTGGATTTGCCGTTCCTGCCCTCGCCATAGGCAATGACCAACGCTTCAATGTAGACCTTGCCGATGGCGGCAAGCCCCACGATCTCCTGCACATAGCGGATCAGGTCGGCGTCCCCCTGGAAGAAGGTCTGGAGGGCGTCCTCCCAGACATCCATGCCGTCTCCGGACGGATCCACCGCCGTCTGCTTCGTGATATAGTCCTGGGCGTTGTGTTCCCGAACAGCCCCCGTCCTCAGATCGCAGGTGCCGGACGGCAGGTTCAGTAAAAACTCATCCGCATCCAAGACACGCTGTTCGATCTGGATCATCGGGCGGGCTTCCTTTAAGGCGGCCGAGATGTATTTCGTATCCCGGCGCTTGATGGCATACTTCCGGTAGGTCTCCGCCCGCTCGTACTTTTCAAAGGAGCGCCGCTGGGCTTCGCTGAACGCCGCCATCGCTTTCTTGGCGCCCATCGCGGCGAGCATGGCCCACGCGCCGTTATCCGACATCTCCTTCATACACCGCTGTATCTCTGTTTCCGCTTCCTCAAGCTGTCTTGCGGTCAGCTCCTGGGCAATGCCCTGGGCGTTAGGCTGGGATTCTTCCCAGAACGAGCCGTTGAACACGATGTAATCCGTAGCCGGGGAGAAGCGGAGCCGATCCATGTACTCCCGCGACAATACAATAGCCTGGCCTACATCCGAGAAATCCTCCGGCATCAGCAGGAAGTCCTGGTTGTACTGCTCCGGCGGGATATATCCCTCCTGGGCAGCTACCTTCGCGCCGAACTTCACGGCGCTGGCCCAGATACCCGCAAGCTCCGCATCATCCAGCGGCGGGCTGCATTTTTCCGCTTCCTTTAAGAACTGCTTATGGGCTTCCTCTGTATTCCCCAGCCGCTTGATGATCCGGCCAGCATAGTGGGACATGGTCTTGTTCCGGGAACCCTCCGTGATCTGCCCCTGCGCCTCGTCCCACTCCGCAAAGTGGTCTGCCAGGAACGCATCAATGGTAATCTCGCCGTCATACACCTCGACCGCCGCATTCTTTACCCCGAAAAGGAACCGGGCGCTGTCTTTAGCCCCGTCATCGAAATAGGGGTAATCGGCAATCAGCTTGTCCTTCCATGAACTGTAAAGAGCTGCATCCGTTGTCTCCGTGCAGATAAAATACACATGGAACCGTGGCCTGGGGCCGCGCTTTCCTTTCTGCTTCATGTGGCTCCTGCTGTAGACAAAAATCATCCCCACGCCCGGAAAGTCCATCGCCACATCAAAGGGCGTGAGCCAGTCGTCAGGGTCATCCGAGTGGTCGTTATCGCAGTCCATCGGCAGGCAGTCCGCTTTCAGGAAATTGTCCACGCTGCGGTAGTTCTGCTTATATGCCGCGCACACATGGTCGAAGGCTGCAGCCTGCCGCATGGTGTCCGCATCCGTGACCGTCACGGGATTCGGATACACGCAGTTTGACCGGCTGCCCACCGTCGCGGCGTCATAGATTGTCATCTGCATTCTGTTTCCTCCATATCCTCCGTAAAATAACGGATTGTCATATTTTTCTGCTTCGCCTTTCCAATCTCCCGGCGCATCCCGTCTGACACCTCGCCGCCGAACACCCAGAGCTGCTCACACTTGCCCAGCAGCACCAGATCCATAAAGATTGCCAACTCCCGCTCCGTTTCCTCTGATAAGAACTGCGGGAACAGCAGATGCGGCGCAATGGGGATCATGCCGGCGTCTGCGGCAAACCGGCTGTACCGCCTTGCTTTTTCGGCATTGCCCTCCGTGTCCCCGGAGTACGGTGAGCAGATATACACCAGCGGCCGGTATCTCGCTGCCTTCTCCTCCTGAACGATTTTTGTGAGGGCTTCATAAGCCGTCGGGTCGTAGTAGCCTTCACTGTTATATCTGCTAACGCCCATACACACCCCTCACTTGATACCGCTCGACCAGGTCGTCCCGTCCGATACTGACCAGCCGCTCGTAGCTTTTCTGCCTGTCTGCATCGCACTGTGCCGTGGTCTTGAAAAACAGGCAGTCCTTCCCGTGGAAGTCATTATCCCCCAGGCAGACGCACACACCGTCCTTATTAGCAAAGCAGTCCCTGTGCGCAGTACAACGCGGCAGACCTTTTGATTTCGCTGTTCCCATAGTCTGTTTCCATCCTTTCTCTGAAAATTGAGCGGCTTACACCTCTCTAATTGTGAAAGGACAGAAACACTCCGTTTCAGCGGTGGGTGTCTGGACCTTTTCAAAATCCAAGGGCGGAAAATCCACATTCCAAGAGAAAACAGCCAGACTGGGGACACCTTGCCCTGCAAACACTTGATAGCCAGAATCTTCTAAAAATAATTTTTGCACTGTTATTCAATGCCTTGACTATCGCCAATGTATGTGGTATATTTATCTCATAAAGAGTGAAATACACCACATTTAGGAGGATAGTTTATGAAATCAAAACGCTATTTATATGGACTTATGGGCTTGCTCTCTCTATTAGGTTTTATTGGCGTTTTCACAGAAGCAAAGTCTTTTCTTGGCTTCTTTGCCTTTGCAGTTGATTTTGAATATTTCTTCATCAAATCAGATGAAATGTTGGAGGAATACATGAACAAGTCAGCTTCACGCGCATTTTACTGCGGAATGATTTCTGTGGCACTTGTTTCTTTTGTCTGTTTCTTTGCTGGGATAAAAGAAGAAAAGGAAGCTCTGATAACAGGTCTTGCATTTGGCTGGGCGGTATCCGTTGTAATCTATGCTTTATCTACTGCTTACTACGGCTTCAAAGAAAAATGGGGGCTGGAAAATGATAAAGAATAGAATTAAGGAGTATCGAGCCAAGTATGACATGAAGCAGGAAGACTTGGCAAAGTTGGTGGGCGTCCGAAGAGAAACCATAGGGAATTTAGAAAAAGGCAGATATAATCCATCATTGGTGTTAGCGTGGAACATAGCGAAAGTATTCAATGTTTCAATCGAAGATATTTTTACTGTAGAGAATTAAACATCAGCCGCAACCGGCAGCACCACCGAGCAGGAAATCTTGAAAGAGGTTCCCTGCTCTTTTTATGCCCGGATGCCGGGAGAAAGGCAATCACGAACCGTCGTTCCACCATGCCCGCATCCTGCTGAAATGCGAACTGCCGCTGTCAGATTTTCCGCAAAAACACCGCTAAAAAATGCCGTCCTTGTCCTTTCAGAAGTGAGAGGCACAGGGACGGCAGAATTTTTCTCCGCTGAAAAATCCCGGTTCTGTCCTTTCAGAGACAGAGGGGCAGGAAAGCCGCTCGGAAACGGAGGTGCTGCGGATGCAGGAAAACACGGAGACAACCAGAGACAGGCAGCTTGACGAGGAACTCGCCGATGTGCTGATTGCCATCAGCGTGATCGCGAAGCGTCTCGCCAGAAAACTGCAGGCCATCAACGAGGAAGGAGGAACGCCGGATGGGGAAAATGAGCGATCTGGACTTACAGATTAGGGAGCTGCGCTCCTGCGGGGAGACCATCATCGAAATCGCCAACACGCTGGCAGGGATGTTTTCTTCCCAGGCGGCAGAAGATGCGCCGCCGGAGGAGAAGCCGAAATCACTCACCCTTGAGGAGGTGCGCCACCGCATGACGGGGATTGCGCAGGCAGGGTACTCGGCAGAGGTGAAAGCCCTCATCACAAAGTACGGAGCGAGGAAGCTGTCAGATATCGACCCTTCCAGGTTTGAAGGGCTTCTGAAGGAAGCGGACGCGCTCGGAAAGCCGGGGGCGGGAAACGATGGGTAAGCATTCCTTTCTTTCCGCCTCCGCAAGCCACAGGTGGATCAACTGCCCGCCGTCGGCCCGGCTCTGCGAGGAGTATGCGGACAGGCCCAGCGAATACGCCCAGGAGGGGACCGACTGCCATGAGCTGTGCGCCTATAAGGTGGAAAAAGCCCTTGGCCGCAGGGTGAAGGACCCTACAGAGAACCTGACCTACTACTCCCAGGAGATGGAGGACTGCGCCGACGGCTACTGTGCCTTCGTGATGGAGGAAGTGGCAAAGGCCAGGGAACGCTGCGCCGACCCGCTGGTGCTTGTGGAGCAGCGGCTCGACTATTCCCGCTATGTGGGGATCGAGGGCAGCTTCGGCACCGGGGACTGCGTCATTGTTTCGGACGGGCTTCTCCACATCATCGACTACAAGCACGGGCTTGGCGTCCTGGTGTCTGCGGAGAAGAACAGCCAGCTTTCCTGCTATGCGCTGGGCGCCTTCGACCTGTTCGATGGCATCTACGATATCGCACAGGTCAGCCTGACCATCTACCAGCCCCGCCGGGAGAATGTCAGCACATACACCATGAGCCGGGAAGAACTCCTGGCCTGGGCTAAGACCGTGCTTGCCCCTGCCGCAAAGCTGGCGCATGAGGGCAAGGGCGAGTTCAAAGCCGGCGACCACTGCCAGTTCTGCAAGGCAAAGGCCAACTGCCGTAAGCGGGCGGAGTACAACCTGGAACTGGCGCGGTATGACTTCGAGATGCCCGCGCTCCTGGGAGATGATGAGGTCGCTGCTATTCTTACCAAAGCGGACGAACTGGTCTCCTGGGCTGGGGATATCAAGGACTATGCCCTGCAGAAAGCCCTCTCCGGGACGAAGTTCACAGGATTCAAAGTGGTCGAAGGCCGCTCCAACCGGAAATACACCGATGAGGGCGCGGTCGCCAAAGCGGTGGAGGACGCCGGTTATGAACCCTATGAAAAGAAACTGTTGGGCATCACGGCCATGAGCCAGGCCCTTGGCCGAAAGAAGTTTGAAGAGCTGCTCGGCGGCCTTGTCTATAAGCCGCCCGGCAAACCCGTACTTGTGCCGGAGAGCGATAAGCGTCCGGCCATGAATACAGCCATCAATGATTTTAAAGAAAATGAGGAGGACAACTATTATGGCAAAGATCGTGAATAAGACGAAGGTAATCACCGGCCCCAGAACCCGCTGGAGCTATGCGAATGTCTGGGACCCCAAGAGCATCAACGGCGGCACGCCCAAGTACAGCGTCAGCCTGATCATCCCGAAGTCCGACAAGAAAACCGTGGAAGCCATCAAGGCGGCGATCCAGGCGGCCTATGAGGAGGGCGAGTCCAAGCTGAAGGGCAACGGCAAGACCGTCCCCGCCCTCTCGGTCATCAAGACCCCGCTGCGTGACGGCGATGCGGAACGCCCCGATGATCCGGTCTATGCGGATGCGTACTTCATCAACGCCAACTCCGCCACCGCACCCGGTATCGTGGATGCGGACCTGAACCCCATCCTGGAGCGTTCTGAGGTGTACTCCGGCGTGTACGGCAGGGCCAGCATCAACCTGTATGTCTTTAACTCCAACGGTAACCGGGGCATCGCCTGCGGGCTGAACAACCTGCAGAAGATCTCCGATGGGGAGCCGCTGGGAGGCAAGAGCCGTGCCGAGGATGATTTCTCCACCGAGGATGATGACGATTATCTTTCCTGAGACAACACAGGGCGGCAGTCACCGCTGCCGCCCGCCCATTCAAAGAAAATGCGAGGTAAATGGATATGACAGAGCTTTATGAGTTCGCAAAACAATTCGATGTGATCGTGATATTCATTCTTCTGTACGGATTTGCCGTCGGCAGCATCGTGTACTGGATCACCGACTTCCTGCACTGGTGCTGGACAAAGTTTAAGAAACACAGGGAGAAAAAACGCCAGGCGGCAAAACAGCCGGAGGCATAAGCAATGCGCACCGGGCGGCAGGAACAGCACTCCTGCCGCCTGTTTTTATGGAGGTAACAGCACTATGGCAATCCACACCTTATCCCTCGACGTGGAGACATTTTCCGATGTCGATCTGAAAAAATGCGGCGTGTATAAATACGCCGAGTCCTCTGATTTTGAAATCCTGCTCTTTGGCGTGTCCGTGGACGGCGGCGAGGTCACCGTATACGACCTGGCATCCGGTGACACCGTGCCGGAGGAGATCATCCGGGCGCTTGCAGATGATTCCGTTATCAAGTGGGCGTACAATGCGTCCTTCGAGCGGGTCTGCCTTTCCGTCTGGCTGAGACGGAACTATCCGCAGTATTTTTCTTCCTACAGCATAGAGGATGATACCGTCCGAAATTACCTTGACCCGTCCTCCTGGCGCTGCTCCCTGGTATGGGGCGCGTACATGGGGCTGCCCCTCTCTCTGGAGGGGATCGGCAAAGTCCTCAAGCTGGAAAATCAGAAGATGGCTGAGGGCAAGGCGCTCATCCGCTATTTCTGCGTCCCCTGCAAGCCAACCAAAGCCAACGGCGGCAGGATGCGCAACCTCCCAGAGCATGACCCGGTAAAATGGTCAACCTTCATCGCGTATAACAAGCGGGATGTGGAAACCGAAATGGCGATCCAGCAGAAGCTGTCGAAGTTCCCTGTGCCGGATTTCCTGTGGGAGGAATACCATCTCGACCAGGAGATCAACGACCGGGGCATCCAGCTTGACATGGTGCTGGTGGAACAGGCCATCGCCATTGATAATCGTTCCAGAGAAGAACTCTCCGCAAAGATGCGTCAGCTTACCGCCCTGGAAAACCCGAACTCCGTCCAGCAGATGAAGGAGTGGCTCACAAAACACGGCCTTGAGGTGGACTCCCTGGACAAGAAAGCCGTGAAGGAGCTACTGAAAACCGCGCCGCCGGAGCTTGCCGAGGTGCTGGAACTGCGCCGGCAGCTTGCCAAATCCTCTGTGAAGAAGTATCAGGCGATGCAGAACGCCGTATGCACGGACGGCAGGGCGAGAGGGATGTTCCAGTTTTACGGCGCAAACCGCAGCGGCCGCTGGGCGGGCAGACTGATTCAGTTACAGAACCTACCGCAGAACCACATGGCACATCTGGAGGACGCGAGAAGCCTTGTCCGTTCCGGGGATTACGCCCTGCTCTCTGCACTGTATGACTCCGTACCGGAAGTCCTGTCGGAGCTCATCCGCACGGCGTTTGTGCCGAGGAACGGATACAAATTCATTGTTTCCGACTTCTCCGCCATCGAAGCCCGTGTGCTTTCGTTTTTGGCCGGCGAGTCTTGGCGGCTGAAGGTCTTTGCGGAAAACGGCGATATCTACTGCGCCAGCGCCTCCGCCATGTTCCATGTGCCGGTGGAAAAGCACGGGCAGAACGCCTATCTGAGGCAGAAAGGCAAAATCGCTGAACTGGCTCTCGGATATGGCGGATCGGTAGGCGCCCTCAAGTCGATGGGCGCTTTGGAGATGGGACTTGCCGAGGAGGAACTCCAGCCCCTTGTGGATGCGTGGCGCACCTCCAATCCGAACATCGTACAGCTTTGGTGGGACGTGGACAACGCCGTAAAAACCACCGTCCGCCAGCGGCTGGACACGGAAACGCACGGTATCCGGTTCCGTTACCGCAGCGGGATGCTGTTCATCATTCTGCCTTCCGGCCGGCAGCTCTGCTATGTGAAGCCGAAGATGGGAACAAATAAATTCGGCGGTGAATCCGTCACCTATGAGGGCGTCGGCAGCACAAAGAAGTGGGAGCGCATCGAATCTTACGGCCCGAAATTCGTGGAGAACATCGTCCAGGCCATCTCCAGGGATATTCTCATGTACGCCATGCGGACGCTGTCCCACTGTTTTATCGTCGGCCATGTCCACGATGAGCTGATCATCGAGTGCAGTGTGGACGTATCCCTGGACGCCATCTGTGGGCAGATGGGAAGGACACCGCCGTGGATCAAAGGTCTGAATCTCCTGGCGGACGGCTATGAAACCATGTTTTATAAGAAGGACTGAAAAAGGCGGTGCCTATCGTGATGATAAGCACCGCCCACTTTTTAACGGTTGAAAATGTCCTTTACCAGCGGCTGCACCAGGCTGCGGATTTTTTTAATGTCATCCGACACCGTCCGCTGCTTGATGCCAAGCTCGTCCGCCATTTCCTGCTGGGTGGCTCCGTCATAGAGCAGACGGAAGATCCTGCCATACTTGGGCTTTATCTCGCTGAGCATGGCAATCAGGTCTTCCAGGATTGTTTCATAGATAACATCTTCCTCAAACGATCCCTCTGCGGCCGGCTCCGCACCCTCATCCATCAGTACGGAGAGGGAAGCGGGCTTATTCCGCTCACGGCTGGCCTCCGAGAAGTGCTTGCACTCCTCACAGCGGTTGCTCTCCGGGCAGCGGATGAGTCGGTCGTTTTTGCCTTTGACCATACAGCGGCCATCCCGGTCTTCCCGTTTGATTTCCGCCCAGATCGGCGCCATGTACGCCCGATACTCCTCTTCGGTCGCATCGACCATGACTACCCTGCATTTGCGGTTTCCGATGCGGTGCCAGGTGACGTCTTCCGGTTTGAAGCCAAAATCATGGATGACCTCGTCCGTTACCACCATCGGGATTTGATACTGCTTGTCTTGTTTTTTACTCTGATTTACTTTCATTTCGTGTCCTTTCCGTCCGGGTCAAAGGACGGTGGGACACAAAAGAGCCTGTAGCTGAAGACACCCACAGACTCCGCCAATCCGAAAATGAACACCAAAAGTCAACGGTGGGGCATCTTCACTCGGAGCGCAGTCTTTATCACTGTGTTCCAAGGTCTTATGCATCCCATCGTCCTAATGGCCATCTCGGACTATTGAGATTTATTTCTGGAAATCAGTTCTGCAAATGCGAAAATAAACTCGTTTTTGCAGATGTGAATTCTGAGTTAGGGGTAGAATGTTTCACACGATTGTGCTATAATTAGAAATCATCTCTCCATGTCCCGAAAACACATTTCCGACTTCCCCGTACCCCCTGTTTTCTGAAGGCACGTCCCTTATCTAAGGGCTGAGTCCATTATAAAATACATGGTCGGTTAAGGCGGGTTCCGTTGGGTTGGCATGGGTAGGCTTGGGTAGAAAGGATGAGGGTATGAACTTTAAGGACTTTGCACATTTGCTGTCTCCCAGCATCGGAGCCGGGAGCAGTACTCACGCCTTTACCCGTTCCTTATTTGAAGCAATCGTCACGGAAGACGGCTTGGATATTCTCAACGGGTACGATAAAGAATCCTTTAAGGCGTATTACAACGGAAATACAAAAATCTCCAGTCTGGCAAGAAAAATCAGCCCCTATGTAGAGCCATTTGGGTTTTCCGAATACATCGGCAGTTTTCAGGATTGCGCTATTCAAGGGCTGTGCGAGACGTTCCAGAAATATATCCCAGACATCGATTTACACAATGCTGCGGATAAGCTGGCGGACCTGTTCGCTTCCATCATCAGAGAGGCGGCTGCTGCCACAAGAAAACCGACGGGGAAATCGGTACGAACAGACAGCGATGCAGAATTTATCGAGGCGGAGGTCGTGGATGACGAAATGCCATCAGGTGCCGCCGGAGAAGACAAAAAAATAACCGTTATCCAGCAGCAGACAAATGTTATCCAAAACGGGGATCACAATGTCAATCTGACAAATAACGGTACAATCAATTTTCACTTTTGATGGAGGCGGCTTATGAATAACAAACTGATTCCGAAAACATCAACGCCTCCTGCGGCACAAAAAGTTGAGCAGACCGGCTCCACGAACGTCCATGTAACAAACCAGGGCGGCGGCGTGGTTAATATTAACTACAATTACCAACAGCCCGGCGGAAGTAATAGCGCCGAGCAGCTCATGGCAATACAGTCCTTCAGCAAGGAGTACTACCAGCTTCTTGTTACCTGCGAAGAGGATGTCTTTATCAACAATATTGTGACTGTAACTGCCAGCCGCGCTCTGAGTCAGCATCTTGTCCCACCGGAAATCCTGGAGCGGTGTTCATCCCTGTCCGATGCAGGAGTTGCGGAATTAAAGACATTCCCAGCTCTTATCTGCCGGGAAAATACTGAACTTGGTGGTAAAACCGATCCAAACCAGTGGGCGGTCTATGGCTACATCAGAAGGGTCAAAAAAGAAGGAAAGAACATTAAAGTTGCTTTCCAGCCCATATCCGCCATTAACCAGCAGCTACTGTGCGCAAAAAAGAACGCCATCTATTTTGATCTTAATATGGACTGCGCTATCACGGATTTGAACTTCAGTGCATGGTCCGTACATAAGGTCAATCTTTTTGAGGCATTTGACGAGGCTGGGCTTACCACCCTCCCAAGGCCGAGCTAACAGGGAGGAATATCATGCCAGATAAATTACCCAGTGAAATTATACGGATTACTCTCGATGACGCCACATATAAAGGCACCGGCGCTGCCATTGCCCCAACTTACATCAATTATTTCTTTGGCAACAATGGAACGGGAAAAACAACCATAGCAAAAGCAATAAAAACTGGCTCTGGGGTAATCTATGCCCCTGGCAAAGCTGCTGTGGATTATCTCCCCCTTGTATACGACCAGGATTTTATTGATGCCAATATGAGGAACTACCACAATCTTCCTGGCGTTTTTACCATGAATGAGGCAAATGTAAAAATACAGGAACAGATTGACAGGAAGGCCGCTGAACAGAAAAAGGCACAAAAAATCTCTTCGGATGCTTTCGCTGAAAAGGATAAAAAAGCTAAAACGAAAGCTGCTTTGGAAAAACAGCTATATAAGGACTGTTGGGACAAAACAGAGGAACTGCGCACTGTATTCGAAGCGACTCAGGAGGGCAAGAAAGGGTCAAAACAGAAATTTGCCGAAGAGGTAAAACGCCACTCTCCCATACAGCATGATGTTGAAGAATTGAAGCGGATGTATGACTCTGTCTATTCTTCTACGGCAAAGCGGTATGGCAGATTTAACGTAGTCAGTGATGTTTCTGCCCTTGACCACATCTCTGGCTGTGACATTCTTTCCCTTGCGATTGTGAATACCTCAAACACGCCATTTGCAGACTTTCTGAAAGAAGTCGGGTCAACTGAATGGGTGCGCCAAGGCCATGCAGATTACCATGAAAAGGCAGGTGGAAAATGCCCGTATTGTTCCCGAGACCTCCCTCAGAATTTTGAAGAAATGCTGGCCGCAAGTTTTGATACACAGTATCAAACAAACCTTCAGAAGCTGGACGCTTTCCTGGCTGCTTATCGGGATATGGCACATGCCCTGTTCGTCCCGTTGAGTCGGCTGCCGGATGAGGTTTACCCTGTAATTGACACAAAGCCTTATCACGACAAGCTCACTGCAGTAAAGGCAGTAATAGCCGAAAATATTGAAAAAATCAAGAGCAAGGTGGTGGAACCGTCTAAAATCATCGCCTTGGACGAGGTTGAACCGCTTCTCCAGGAGCTTTCGGACATCATCAGCAGCTTTAACCGCCTGATAGACGCCAATAATGATATTGTGTCCGCCGGGCCGAAAAAGAAAGCCGAGTGCAAAAAAGCCGTTTTTGAGCAAATCGCCTATACTTTAAAAGATGTCCTGGAAGCCTATGCGCGAAGCGAATCAGCCCTTGATGCGGAAATAGAGGCGCAGCAGGATATCATAAATACACAGAAAAGGGTACTTGACCAGCTAAAAGAGGATCTGCGTATTTTAAATAGCCAGACCGTGGAAACTGAAACTGCGATGAAAAGCATAAACACCATGCTCCGCGACTCCGGATTCCAGGGATTTGAACTGCGGCCCCGGCATGAGGAAATCATCCGCCCCGATGGTTCTGTAGAGCGCGTTGTCCCAACCCCAGCCATCAATTACGAGGTCGTGCGCACAGATACAGGCAAGATTGCGGAGAACCTCAGCGAAGGGGAAAAGAATTTTATTGCGTTTTTATATTTCCAACAGCTTGTATTTGGGAGAGAAAGCGCCGACGGCGATACACGGGAGAAAATTGTTGTCATTGACGACCCAGTTTCGAGCATGGACAGCAGTGCGCTCTTTATTGTGAGCGCGCAGATCAGAAAAATGATCGAAGTGTGCCGGAACAATGCGGATAACAGAAATCCTGTAGTTTCCGGGAACTTTATCAAGCAAATTTTTATTTTGACCCATAACGCTTATTTCCACAGGGAAGTCACCTATGCTTACGCCAACCGTTATGACTTTGTTTCCTTTTATCTGATTCGTAAAACGGACAACAAGTCCTCCATACGGCTGTGTGACTGCCAAAACCCCGATTGCCCTTCAGAGCGAATGAATGTAAATCCGGTCAAAAATTCTTATGCGGCTCTGTGGGATGAATATAAGGATGCTTCATCCGGTATTCCCCTTATGAGCATTATCCGGAGAATCCTGGAATATTACTTTCTGCAGCTTTGCGGGTATGAGGGCAGTGACTTGCGAAAGAGGATACTCGAAGAGAATAAGGACGCCTTTACCCACGATGATTTTGGCAATGAGGATTTCTCTAAATTTGAACTGGCGTCCGCCATGCTTTCGTACATTGCCGCCAATTCGTCCGGCATAAATGATGGTATGCATTATGTGGACGACTGCATAGACGTCCAGCAGTGCAGAGATACTTTCCGGATGATTTTCCATCACATGGGGCAAGACCAACATTATGAAATGATGATGGGTATGAAATAA